ACTGTACCGTTTCTCCATCTGAAGACGATTCAGTCGGTTACGAAGCTCTACGTCACTCATGGACTTAACGCTCTTACTGTTATGAGCTTTAGCATAGTCCTCATGAGCAGGAGCATCAGAGTTAGAAGAACTTTCTCTTTTCTTTCCGGCCGCGGTACGAGTGCCATCTTTGTTCTGATAGCGCCGGACGCCCCATTTCATGCCGATGATACCATGATGGGAAAGTGCTGTATTATCCATTTTGAAATTCTCCTCTCATTTTTAATCAGGGTCGACTGTCACATTGATACGCCACTCAAGCTCGCTGATTTGTCGGTTGATTGCTTCCATAACAGCCGAACTCAACGGCGGGTCGAACGCCAGTCTTACCTTCAGGTAGATAAAGGTTTTTACAAATTCAAGACGAGGATCATCGTACAGGAATTCAGACCAGGTCTTACTTGCATCTTCGATACGGAATCCTTCTTCAGGACCAACACCGAGCTGCGTCAAGACCGAGAATGCTGAATTGATGTACATGACGATATCCGGGTCAAAGTGCTCATACTCTTCAGCAATTCCGAGCAGCTTTTTAATCGATGTCAGTATACTGTCCATATCGTTTTCTCCTTACTGCCTGACGGCTACAAATTTCTTCATGCAGAACCCTTCGATACCGGTAGCAGTACAGACAGCGTACCAATCATCATTGGAATCGCCCATGTCAATTTCCAACTCGTCAAGGCATGTCACAACCGTTACTACTCTGGAATCCTTACTCGGCTTTTCACGAATGTTCAGCTTCAGGCAATCAGTAACAACGCCGATCACATTCCGAGCCGCGTCTTCGCAAAGCCCAACTTCCTGCTCCTTGATGTTTTTGGTCTGTTCATCAAGAATGGAATTTTCATAGATTTTATTTTCCATTGGGTGTTTCTCCTTTCATTATTTTCGCCAAGGGCAGGTGTCGTTTTGTGTGCGCTGTACTGGAGGAAGAACCAACAAACCTTCATCACCGTAGTGAATAGCGTTGTGGGTATTCAGTTTTGTACAGATCACATTCTCCGGATCAAAGACACATGGACTCTGATTCAACAGGTCTTCATAAGTGATAGGATTCAAATGATGAATCAATATTGAGCCAAAGATTTCATAACCCGGTACGCCGAGATCACAACCTTCATCACGAATGATAATTTCATCTCTGAATTTCAACCACTTGTCGGAATGATAGAACTCTTGGTTCAGCCAGCGCTTAAAACCGAAAGTCTCTTTCCCAACAGAGCCATCAAGTTTCAAATAACAAAACCGTTCTTCAAATGTCGGCAGTGTAATCAACTCCGAATAAGTTTTAATATTCATCGTCATCACCGCCTGCACCTGAATATCTCCTAAACGCTTCAAGAGCCTTGTTGTACAACTCTTTGGCTTCACTATTGGAATTTAGATTCTTGGTCTTTGCTTCGATAAGCTCTTTCTGCTTCTCCAGAATCTCCTTTTCGATTCGTTCCTTGCTGGAACCAAGTTTCAAATAATGCGTTATGACCTGAGAAGAAGCAGTTCCGTCTCTGAGCTGCTTTTCAGCACATTGAACCGCCAAAGAAATCATTAAGTTCTCTTGCGCTTCGAGAGATGTCGGTGGTCTCAATGGGCTATTTGAGTCGGAAGAGCTTGCAGCTTTACCTTTTGGCATTAGCACTGCCTCCTCTCTTAAAAATTTGGTGCGGATAACAGGAGTCGAACCTGCACGGGGTTGCCTCCAATAAATTCTGAGTCTATTGCGTCTGCCAGTTCCGCCATATCCGCATACTTGTGCTGCACTTTCTATCCAAACTGATACTCTTTTAGGTGAGAATAGGTGCAGTATTTGAAAGAACTTACAGAGCTGAATTTCCACCAATCACCGAAAGGAGAAAAGAAACATGAAAGGAGATGTTCACACTTTATGGAAAATGCTTCAACCCTGTAAGCTCGTTCAAATACTGCACCTGAGGGGTAAACCCCATTCCCAAAATATCCCTCCGGAGATTTTTTTAAGACCGTCGCGATGAGGTAGGGGGTGTGATTTTGGAGACCCCCTCCCCATGTCTTTAGGCCCTGCGGAAGCAGTGCAGATCAAGTGATAATTTGTTTGTATTGACTTCAAGTTCAAATATTTTCAGAAAAGAAAACAAAAATTTTATTCAAAGAGTGTTAGACCTCAACCTATAGTTCAAGCCTTGTCTGCTTTTGTTGTCTTTGTTCTCTTCACTTTCTTGTAAATGTTCATGAAATCGTAACGAATGATCTCGTCAATCGCTCTTTCGATCTCTTGATTGTTCTCTTCTTCAGAGAATTGGTCAGAAGTGTGAGCAATTCTGTCGAGATAAGCGCAAGTGTTGTAACCCTTTTCTACATCAAACAGGAACCAATCGGAGAACTGTTCAAATGGATTGTAAGGGTTGTCAAATGTGGTAAGGGCACAAGAACCATTCATACCAGTCACTCCTTTCAATTCAAGTAATTAGACACTGTGCTCGTTGAAATGCCAAGAGCTTCAGCAATTTCCGATGTGCTGTAGCCAGAAGCATTCATTGAAGCAATCTTATTCTGCTTTGCAGTGCTGAGAGTAGTTGTTGCTCTCGGTGTTGCGCGCTGTCTAAGACTGTCAATGTCTACATTGTCAATGATTTGGGTAAGCTTATTCTCACTGATAGCACCAGCCTGAATCGCTTCCCATTCACGGTCTGTAATCTTGATGGTCTCTCGCTTTGCGCCAACAGAGGCACGAGCTTGAGTAAGTGCCTGCTGGCTTGCTTTCTTAAGCTCACCCTTTGTCATATCCGGGTTATCCTGCTTTTTGGCAGCCACTACCGCATTAGCCATAGTCTGAGCCTGCCTTTCTCTGGGCGCATTCTTCAAAGCCACATTAAGCTTGGCATTCAAAGAGTCGACCTCAGCTTGATAGGTCTCTTTTGCAGTGGCGGAGTAGGGTACTTTTCCAGTGGAGAGGATCTCAAGACGAGCCTGGTTACCCAGGGCTTTCATTTTATTGGCATAGCTTGCATAAGCGCGCTCCACGGGGGTATCAGCTTCAGAGACCAGGGTATAGGCATCCTTTGCTTCAGCCATCTTAGTGCTCGGCTGCGTACGCTCTTTGACTTTACCAGTCCGCTTGTCGACATAAATAGGGTCGTCCACATCTTTCCATATGTATTCGCCTGTCTTTTCATCGATTTTCGGACTACCTTGTCTCTTGGTGACCGAAGTCTCCGATTTAGCACGGGAAATCAGAGTCGAAGCACCCTCGTGGTATCTTCCGTCTTCATCAACCGTGCCCTGATACTTCTTTTTCAAAGAGCTGATGCCATTGTCGATCTCACTTTGCTTATAGTCCAGCTTGTGTTTTTCGGCATCGATAACTACCATGCTATGGCGAACAGCTCTTGCAAGCTCATCCTGCGTGGCACCCTTCAAAGTCATATCGGTAATCAGATTAGAAATGACACCCATCTCTTTCTGTGTGTTCTTCATAGGCTTGAAAGTGCCAGCCGGTTTTCCACCATACTCCAATTTTGGGTCAAATCCTTCAAGTCCCTTCAGAGGAGGAGTGGAAGTAATCTTGACCTTGCTTTTACCAGAGTTACAGGGGATGACCATGACAGTATCACCATCAAAGTCAGCACCTGAAAGCCGTTCCGCAACCTTACTGTTAATACCGATTGCATCTTTAGGTGTGTTGCCAAGGATTCGACGAGCCTCTGCCTGCTTGTTATTCACTGTAAGGATAGGAATCTCAAAAGTTCCGCCATGTGGGTAACGAACCAGAGCTACTGTTTCACCATTCTTGTAATTCGGGGCATACACTTCATTGTCTTTCATCGAAGTGATAGGCAAGATCACCTGATATTTCTGACGAGGAAGAGCAGCTGCCTGAAGGTGCACAGCAGCAGAGTCACAATCATCCGCAAAGGATTTCAGTAATGATTTTTTGACAGTCGGATTTGTCAACGAGCAGATTTCATCAAATTCAGCCATCTTATCAGATGCCGCCAAGTTCAGCTGTTTATTGACCAGACTCAAACTCTGTTTAGAAAGAAACTGGGAAGGGAGTTTATCTGCCCATTCACCCCAATCGCCCTCTTCAGCACGCTTATTGATAAGAGAGAGCTGTCGTTTGCCATCAGCATCGATATAATAGCTCTGCCCACCGGCTTTGATAAGGGAACCAAACGGATTATCGGGGTCATCCTTTACCTTCTTCAGAACATCCGATGTCGGAGTGCCCTTTTTCTTATTGGTGTTGAACATTACATCCACACCATCAGGAAGATCATCAGAATAAACAGCCATTCCTTTCAGATATCTATTGCCGTCGACCAAGATGCGAACCTGAGCATAATGGGAATCACCGAGAGATAAGTCGTCTACACCACGACGGATTTCGATAACACCGTCTTTCTGAATACCGCCATCTTCTGCATAACGGATTTTCAAACGGCTTGAGTCCATGCTCTTGGGGTAGACAAATTTATCAAATGTCTCGCCATCATCATGAGATACATAATCTCTGACAGAATGAACATTCTCAAAATTATAAATCTCCTTGTGCTCTGTTCCGGGAGGACAAAGGACTTTGATGTTTGTCTGTTTGCCTGGATTGGTCACCTGGGGCACGCCACCGCCATAAATGGGATAGCCCTCCATTTCCAAAATATAAAGAGCCTGGTTCATCTTCTCTTTCGAGATACCAAGCTCTCTTTCGACTCCGGTTCCGACATCAATCATGCCTTTTTCCGCAATCTGCTTTTTCAGAAATTCAGCGGTTTGTTTTGCCTGGTTCATACGAGCTTCTGAACTCTCATTTAAGAGGGAACGAACTGAAGAATCGTTAGCAAAGCCCATTTTGTCAGCAATCTCATTCAAACTGTAACCTTTAGCTCGAAGAGCTTTAGCAGTGGCAACATCAGCAGAACGGCGTTCATCCTTTGCGAGGCTCATCTGAGTGCGAAACTGTGTTGTGCTCAGCCCCATAGATTTTGCAATGGCTACTTCTCCTGTGTAGGTTTTTCCATCCTTATCAGTAAAAGTGAAATTGGACTTCTTCAACTCTTCCACACGGGAAAGAAAATCGCCGCTGTGCTGATAAGGGTTATCACCCGAACCCCAAGGATAACGACCAGACCTTCTGGGCATACCGTAATGCATTAAAATATCATCCGTGAGACTCATGGTTTAACCCTCCTGTTCTTTAATTTTTCTGATAACCTTGTCGAATGTAATGATCTTGTCCATAATTGGCACAATATCTTCGGCAGTGGGTGTGTGATACAGAATTTCATTGTTCTGGTACAGACGAAGCTCCATCTCGATTTCTGAGGGCTTCACCTTATACTCCAAACAAAAAAGAGCAGCATATATTTCAAGCTGCTCCATGTGTGCCGGCACAACGCCGGTTTTAAGGTCATGAATACGAAGAGTACCGTTTCGGAACACAATTGTATCTGCGGTACCAAAGCAGTTTTCCGAATAAAACAGAATTTGCTCAGGCACCATGCGAAAACTGATTGCATCGTTGACATACATGTTTAATGTCTTCTGCGACTTGGGAAGCTTTTGTCCCAGAGTAATACATTGACAAGCAAAATCATGCAGAACGGTTCCTCGCTGCGTAGCCAAAAACTTTGAATAAGCATCGGCCACTTTTGTTTCATCATAGTTAATCCAATGATACTTGCTGGCACCAAGAAAAGCGTGTTGCCCTTCAAGATTGGAATGATTGTTGAAGATCATGCAGCACTTCCTCCTTGTTCTCGGGGCAAATGAATCTGGAGAAAGACATCTCATCCATCTTGCCCACATAATATTCTTGGTTCGGTTGCTTTTTTGCGCCAGCGTGTTGCTTACATTCCAGAGCAGCCCATTTGTCATTGAACAGAATAAGCAGATCGGGAATGCCCTGCAAATATCCAGAGTCACTCTTCATTACGATGCAACCTGGAAAAAGTTTCTTGAGCTCTTTAATGAGCTTCGCCTGAAATTGACTTTCGAGCATATGGCAAATGAGCCTCCTTTCATGTGAATGTTCAAAGCTGAAAAGAGAATGCCTATTCTTAAAAATAGCTTTTTTACTCCTCTCTTCATAAAAGGGCATGTTTTTTTCGCGCGGCGGAAAAGCATAAAAAAAGACCGAGACACTGTTTAAGCATCTCGGTCAAATATAAAGTTGTTTGTTATCGGGCTTCTACACTTACTGGATCAAGTTCAAAGAGACCGGTATCAGAATTGTAACTCCGCACTTTGGCCTGGATTCTTACATTGCTGCCAACTTTGATATAATCAGCAAGTGTAAGTCCGTCTCCTAAATCATACACCCCAACATCCTTAAACTTAAAAGTCGGACCAGGATTTGCAGTATTTTCATCTACATAATCTCCGGCGCTAATAAGTAAGTCGTATCTGGTATTGTAGTCATCGTGATTCGTGAGATAGGTAATGCATCCATCAAACTCTATAACCTGGTTCTTATGAGCTTCTGCAAAATCGGCATACGATTGATCCATATCTGCTTTAAGTGAAAGTATTGCTGCCAATTCAGGAGAATTGTCTACCGTCAAAATATCAACAGAAGGTTCTTCGGTTGAAACTGGTTCGTCATTCGCTTCGGAATTCTCTTTCTCTGGGAATGTATGATAAGTAATCACAACCTCAACATTTGCCGGATACCAAGCATCAGCAGAATATCCAGTGTCGCCATCCACAGAAACAGATTCGACTTCTCCATCTTTTGTAAGCCAGCCGGTGACAAGATCGTCAAGTTTTTCAAGTTTGATGTTAGTGAAACCACTGCTTTCAAATTCTTCAACGACCTTTTGATAATCTCTACCTTTCTGAATACTGGAACCCGATGGGGTTTTGGCTTCGCCATCATGGCCTTCTGAACCGCATCCTGTAATGGTAAATATCATGACTATTGCCATGCACACTGCTAAGAACTTCCTCATCTCATTAACCCATCCTTTCTGAGGGCATTAAAAAAGTGCGCCCCCACAACGAGAGACGCACTGAAAAAGTGTCAACCCTCATTGTTGCCACACAATCTCAATCAAGCCGCAAAGGGACAAATGAAATGAGTAAAGAGAGAAAACACTTTTTACCAAAGCAGTTTTCCCTAAACGACTTGAACATATTAGATTGTGTGGCTCTTATAGTATAGCACAGCTTGAAAGAAAAAGGAAGAACTTTCGGTAAAAAGTCTTGACATTTCCATTGACTTGTGCTATGTATTTTGGCTTCTGGCCAAATGCCCACTTTACTCGCCCTATTTATATATTTATTAAAACTTTTTATCGCAATTAAATAAGAAATAAAAGTGGGAAAGTGGGCTTTTTTCACAAGAAAAATTTCAAATCGGCGCAAATCGGCCATTTTGGGGCAAAAAACGCCCAAAAAGTGCCATTTTCAGAAAATGCCTCCGAATTTTTCTGCCCACTTTTGGTTTTCAAAACCGGGCTTTTGCCCACTTTTTCTGGGCTTTTTTCAAGAAAATTGTCCGTACACGCTCAAAAATTTTTTCAAAAGTGGGCTTTCGCCCGAATCAGCCAAACAAAAGTGGGCTAAAATTTACACAATTTTCAAGTATGTACGGACTCATTTCTCTCATCTCCAAACCCGTCCGTTCCGTTTATCAATCAGAATAATCCGACCTTCGATCTCGAAGTCAGCCAACTCACACAAGTAAAACAGTGTATGCAGCAGTCTATGAAATCTTTCGTCTTCTTCACGATCAATATTCTTGAGGGCTTCGTAAGCGGTCGGGTCAGGATATCCTTCGGCATTTCGTCGAGGATTAGTAGTGTTCGCCATGATGCAGGTACTCCTTTCTTCTAAGTTTGTTTCAAGATCGCTACGCCGTCTTTCAAGCTTTCCGGAATATCAATGACTCGCTGATTACGGCTTCCTCTGAAGTCAAGCTCCAACGATTTTTCAGCCTGTACGAACGGGCCGTCAACAAGCACATCAATATGTTTCAGAAGCTCGATGCCTTGCCTGTACAAGTCTTCAAAAAGATAACCAGTGTAGCACCAAACGCTAAGCCCCATTTCATGAGCTTTTTCAGCGATCAGAGCACACTGGTAAATCTGACAGAATGGTTCACCTCCGGAAAGGGTGATGCCGTCTATCCATTTTTTTCTTTTTGAAATATCATCGAGTATATCTTCGATCGACACGAGTTTTCCGCCACCGAACGGGTGAGTTTGAGGATTATGACAGCCGGGGCAATGATGAGGACAACCCTGTGTAAATATCACATATCGGATGCCTTCTCCATCGACAATGGACTCCGGCTCAATCCCCGAAATTCGAATCAACTTCATGCTTGACACGATCTCGCTCCTCCGCACGCTTAGCGTCATTCCACTTATCAAGAGTTCCGACCAAATATCCAGTGATGCGACGAATGCGTTCGAACGGAACTCCATCAGCCTCGCTCCGTCCGCAGCAGGGACAGGTGTCATTGATAATACCGTTATAACCGCAGACAGGATCTCGGTCTACAGGATGATTGATGCTTCCGTAACCGATGCCAGCTTCTTTCATGTGTCTTACGACTCGCTCGAAAGCTGCAAGGTTCTTGGTCGGATCACCGTCGAGTTCTACATAAGAAATATGACCGGCGTTGGTGAGAGCATGGTACGGAGCTTCAATGTCGATTTTCTTAAGAGCCGGGAGATGATAATAGACCGGAACATGAAAACTGTTGGTATAGTATTCACGATCGGTAACTCCCTTAATAATGCCAAATTCTTTTCGGTCAGCTCTAAGTAAGCGTCCGGCTAAGCTTTCAGCAGGAGTAGCAAGACAGGTTACATTCATGCCAAACTGCTTGCTTTTCTCATCACAGTAGTTCCGAATATATTTTACGATTTTTAAGCCGAGTTCCTGAGATGCTTCATCTTCACCATGATGATGCCCTGTCAATGCCACAAGACACTCTGCAATCCCACAGAAACCGATAGAGAGTGTTCCGTGTTTCAGCACCTCTCCAACTTCATCATCCGGCCCAAGCTTGTCAGAGTCCATCCATACGCCTTCTCCCATGAGGAATGGAAAGTTTCTAACTACTCTTGACGCTTGAATCTCATATCGATCGAGAAGCTGCTGCATGGTTTTGTCGAGCATTCCGTCAAGCAGTTTGAAAAACTGAGGAATATTACCATCGACCACAATAGCAAGCCTCGGAAGATTGATAGAAGTGAAACTCAGATTACCTCTGCCGGGAGCGATCTCACGAGACGGGTCATAAACATTACCCATTACACGAGTACGGCAGCCCATGTAGGCAACCTCCGTTTCAGGATGACCGGGCTTGTAATACTGGAGATTGAAAGGTGCGTCAATAAAAGCAAAGTTAGGAAACAGACGCTTTGCACTGACCTTCATCGCCAGTTTGAACAGGTCATAATTCGGGTCATCGGGATTATAGTTGACTCCCTCCTTGACACGGAAAATCTGAATCGGGAAGATAGGTGTTTCGCCATGACCGAGTCCTGCTTCTGTAGCAAGCAGAAGCTGCTCAATAGCAAGACGACCTTCCCAAGATGTATCTGTGCCATAGTTAATAGAGCTGAACGGAACCTGAGCGCCGGCACGGGAATGCATGGTATTCAGATTATGAATAAACCCCTCCATAGCCTGATAGGTATCACGGGTAGTCTTTTCCATAGCATAGTCGAGAATCCATGCTTTATCTTTCAGATCGTTGAGGCGTTCACAAATCTCATAACCTTCTTTCAAGTATTTTTGATAGGTGTAACGGACACCCTCGGCCATAGCATAATCGAAGTCCACGACACTCTGTCCGCCATGCTGGTCATTTTGATTCGACTGAATGGCAATAGCAGCCAGAGCAGCATACGAACCGATGCTTTTTGGTGCTCTCAGATGACCGTGTCCGGTATTGAATCCATTCTTGAAGAGCTTGCGAAGCTCAATCTGCGTGCAGGTCGTCGTCCATGCATAGAAGTCAAGATCGTGTATATGAATCCATCCATCGCGGTGAAGTTCTGCAATTGCAGGTTTAATCAAATACTCCAGATTGTACTCCTTGGCGGTATTGGCACCATATTGCAGCATAGCCCCCATGGGGGAGTCACCGTTGATGTTGGCGTTATCTCGTTTCAAGTCACTATCTTTTGCCTGAAGAACGGTAATACTATCAAAAATAGCTTTTACCTTTTCTCCGAATTGTTCATTCATAGAAAACCCTCCTTAAATATCATCCTGATTGCGATACAGACTGTGTTTAGCGTCGAAACCATCCGGATACCTGGCTTTCAGTTTATCCACATTCATCTGCATGATGGTTTCAAGGTCGTACCCAATGGCGTTTGCGCTTACAGCGAGATACCAAGCCACATCTCCAAGCTCTTTAGCCATATGTGCAGTGTCCAGTTCATGCCCCTGAAACAGATGCTTTTTCAAAATATCAATTGCTTCGCCGGCTTCTCCGTTCAGACCCATTAAGCCATTGAGCAGAAGTTTCTCAGGCGGTAAATCTCCTGGGGCTGTGCGAAGAGCTGCCTGCTGATAATCGTTCGGTGTCATATTTTTTCCTCCTGTGATTACGATTTACCAGTGCAATAGCCTGGTTTATTTGAATATCAAGCTGACGTTGTTCTTTTGCTTCCCGCAGACGGTCACGAACAGCCTGAATATCCGCTTTTGTCGCTTCTCTGGCAAGCATGTTTTTCTCCTTTACATAAAAAATAAGAGCCAAGGTTTAACCTCAGCTCTTACATGACTTGTTAATTTTTCGTTTTGTGGTATTTCCAGGCTTCACAAACCGTTTCTTTACATTTCGGATAATCGGGGCGTCCGCATTTGTTGCAGATAAGCTCTTTTCGTCCGAGATCCGGAATATCTTCTTCAAATTCTTTGATAACAGTTGTCCATGTGCCGTCTTTTCTTCGAACCGGACAGGACATTCTGGATTTGACTTTCATCGGCATCGCCTCCTTATAGTATGTTACCACAAATATAACAAAAGTAAAAGGGCTTGTTACGGCCCCTTTACCTTTGAAATCGAATAACTTACGAAATCATGATCTTGTAGCGTTCGTTCAGCTCTTCAAACACTTCCTGATCTGCTGCAATGCTGATGTGAAACTCAATCTTGCCCTTTTCGTTCAACACGGTTTGGACAGCAGGTTGAAGTTTCTCAGCAAACAGCATTCTCAAACAAGTGCCGAGTTGCCGATCATTAACTGCCAGAAAATAATTCATTGTGCGTTACCTCCTTTCATAATAGGGGGTGTATTTTTCGTGCAGTTTCAGAGAATTGCTTCTCCGGAACGATAGGTTTCCGTCCAGTTTTGATGGTACTTACAACCAACAGATATCCCACTGATGAAGTCATAATGAATCACTTTCTTTGATGTGATTTTTCCATCGGGTGTATCCCGGGTTATGGCCACGTTTTCAACTGATTTGAGAATATCAAGGTAGTCCTGCTTATAGGTGCATACTTCCCGATGAGCGCAGCGAGTACATAAGGTTTCTTTTACTCCGGCATCAAACATCTGCTTTTTCCTCCTTACCAGTAATAAGCTCAGAATAAGGTAGTCTCTCAATCCAGTCGCAGAGAGTATGCCACTCATCGAGCTTGTGGTTACGACGGGACTTGTAGATGTTCGCCAGAACCTCATAGTTCAGCATGACCGTCCGCTTCTGGTTGTATGAACTGGGGAGAAGCTGGATCATCTGCCACCATGGGATCTTTGGATCATCGTAGGCATTTTTATTAAACGAATCTCTATTAAGATTTAGAATATGTATAACACCTTCTAAGCAGCTCCGCGAAACTACGTCCAAATGTTCATGGCTGAAATCCTCCAGCGTAAATTCCTTCGCCGCAATCTTGTGCATGGTCGAGCAGGAGTTGGCAACCGTACCCACCTTGTAGGTGTCGAACTCTTTCCACCAGTACAGCGGGGCGGTGATGTCAAGATAGACCGTAATCATCCGCATGAACTTGCGATGGTCAGTGCCTGCGTTGCGGAGGGTAGTCATGAGGTTGAGGTCGTTAGGACCGAGAATATATTTTGTACCAATCTCGACATCGTCAGCGTGGCAATCAGTGTATGCACAATCTGCGCAATGAGCTGGACCATGCGTGGCGCAAACACCACTATCACTCTTCACCCACGAGTTCTTAGGGTTCCTCATACCACGAATGGCGTGTTTCCAGCCAATAACCTCGGTGTTTTCAATTTTCAGCATTTTCTACCTCCGTAAGCTTCGTCCTAATCATTTCCAGAATTTCTTCTACAATCGAACGAGTGTTATTGTGTAACTTAATATAATCGGCATGGTCTTTATACCAGGTAAACATTTCGGAAAGGTCGCCTTTAATCCAGCTGAATGCCCACCAGTCACAGATCATCTCGATAATGTATGGATACGGCATTTCGATAAGGATAGTTCCTTCTTTAGGTTCGTCGTTGATTAAGACCCAATACTGCCAATGATGGGGGTTTCGGTGGATATACATAAGCCATGCCCGGTTAAACGCCTCGATGATTGCTGGGGTTTGCTCCCCATAGAAATAGTTGTCATAAGGCGTGTACTCATCTGGCGTATTCTTCGACATATCATGGAACTCAATATTTCGAGTTGCCTCCACATCTGTCAGTTCTGGAATATAAGCAGCAATCCACTGATAAGCCTTTTTTACAGCTTGCCTGTGTTTTTGCAGATATTCATCATATTTTTGAGACATTGGATTCTCCTTTCTGATAGATAACCCGATCGCAAGCAACTTTGTTTACCACGCTGGTTGTGTAGTCGATTGTAGGTACCTCATGCTGCTCGAAATGGATTACTATGGAAAAATCAGTGATTAAATCATTTTCGGGATGCACCATCGATTCAGCTCGGTTGATAAGTTCTTGACCTGCGTCTTTTATTTGTTGAACAAGAGTATTACGATACCCATTAGCCATTTTTTTCGATCTCCTTTCTCAATTTATGAGCCATAGCCACCTGTTCCTCAAGCCCCGGCATATGAGGGCAGGGGTAATCGAGACCGCAAAATAGACAAGTAACACCTCTCGTAAGAGCAAAGCATCGATTGCATAAAACCCGACAACTTTCTTTAAGTGAATCGTTTTCATTTTCGAGTTTTGAAAGCTTTTCATGGTATTCAGTCTGAAGGTCTGACAACTGTCTTTTCAGTTGTGCATTCTCTTCAGTAGCATCTGACGAAAGTGCCTTCCTGAACTCCTCAAGATTCATGTTTCTTTTCTCCTTTCAGAAATATCACTCTTAATCAAGCCGTGCCTATTTAAGGATGCGACCAATTTCATAAACAGATTTTGCCTGTGCAATTTTTCTCTTAACTTCTTCGCTATAGCAAAGTTCCGTTGCAATATCAATCGCATCCTTTTTCTCGGCATCAAGAATTGTTTTTGCTTTCATAGTTCATTGGTTTGTGGGAATTTGTATTGCTGGGTTCTGCGAGACAGTCATTGCACGGGTCTTTGGATTCTTCAAGACCGTGGTGCTTGCACGATTTGCAATACTGGTCAAAATAGACTTCCTTTTCTTCATTCATCTGCAAAAACTCCTTACAAAATCCACATAATAAGCTTGATCGTCGCCGCTACGATAATCGCACTGGTACACAAAGACATCAGAATAGCGATAGCCTGCCCGATTTTATAAGCAAGGCTGCCACTCTTCTTCGTTTCGGGACGATATAATGTATCTTTTTCGTATTCAGGCATATATTATCCTCCAATCTGAAGTCCGAGATGAGAATATAAATCCTTATAAAGGATCTTCTCCAACTCGTCCTTATACATTGTTACAACTTTGCCGTCTACTACACGGCTTACAGTTTCTCTCAAAATGGGAGCTGCTATATCAGCAGTAACTGGGACTTTGACATCTGCCATAATCGGTTTTGGTAAATATCCCAATGCTTCCATTTCCTTGTGCTCACAGGTCTCGACAAAAGGACATTCATGGCATTGCTTCGTCAGTCTTGCCAACGCCATCGTTCGTCACCTTCTTTCTCAGGTATCGCTCAATGTTTTTGCACCGATTTCGATTTGAGCATCGAATGACCGTGTCGGATATGACGATCTCTTCACTCATTCCGTATGCTTTTTGCGGTCGTTGAACATCTGGATCGAAGTCCATGCAAGCAGAGCAATACTCCGCGACATCAATTGTTATCATCTTTTCTCCTTTCTCAGGCAGCTTTGGGTTTATAGCTGCCGACATACTTGGTTTCGTTGAAATTCCGTTTCTCGCTCAATGCTCTACTGATAGCCAAATCAATGCCGGAACGGGACTTCAGATGGTAGTAATACAAATCTTTGAACGGTGTATTTAAGCGGTCAGTTCGTCCTGCTGATTGCTTCATAATTTTGTAGGAGTAGTTCTGCGAGTAAAACACAATGGTATCCGTACTAATGCAGTTCCATCCTTCGGCTCCAGCAGTATACTGAACCAGATACACCCAGCTGTCGCAAGTTGGAATCGGTTGATGCTTGTGACCGTTCCATTCTGCAATCTCAGCATTTTCTCCATAGTAAAGATTTTTCAGAATATCAAGTTCATAGTCGAAATTGTAGAAGACGATCATTTTGGGATGCTTCTCAAACAGTTCCATTAAAGCGATTTGTCTGGACTCATCCTCGTTTACGATGCGTCGCCATACATAGCAGAGCTCCCCAGCATTGACAATCGGCTCGTTTTTATATGGATTCCAGCGAAGACGGCTTGTCTCTTTATACTTTGCAACATCATAACTGACATAGACATCCTCATGGTGCGAACAGGTTTCCCGCTTAAAATCCATATCCACAAGAATGCGATTACGAAGCCGGATGAGTCGTCCCACTCCCAAATATCTGTCTACTTTCGGATACTTTCCATTCACCCAGGTCATGACCATGTGCTCTTCTTTGAAAGCTGTACGGTTTTTGTAAAAGCCGTTTGCTACGAAGACAGGAATATAATCCTCCCATGTGTCTCCTGGGGTTGCGGATAGTAGAATCCATTCATTAAACTTGGCGATTTTCAGAAATGCTTTTACCCATGCACCCGAACCGACAACGCGCTGCTCGTCAAATATAAAGAATGCGTCCGTAACCGTTGCATACTTCCCGATATTGTTCCAGGAATCAACGACGACCTTATTTTTATAGGTATTGACTTCCGCGTGAACAGAGAGAAGGAAGGGCGAAAGCTCACCCTCCCATTCCAAAGTATCTCTCTTTCTCGCCGTGGTGATGATGTACAGGTCTTTTGGCGTACCCGGCATCCGAATATAACTCTTTGTGCCGAGCTTACCGCCATTCTGTTTGTAATAATAGGCTAAAGCTGTTCTGGATTTGCCACTACCGACACCGCCACAGAGAATGCAGCCGTTTTTCATTCTCTCAACAGCATCTGTTTGATAGTCTCGAAGTGATATGCCTGCCATCAGCGCCCTCCGAAGATCCGACGCAGCACCCAGACATTAGAAAAATACATTGGAGTGAACCAGTAATTCTCTTTGTCGTCGTTGTCCGTCATCGGTTCTGTCAGAGAGTTTCCAACCTTTACATATCCTGCTACCCCCAAAAGTGAAAGCTGAATATAACACATCAGCGCCACCGTTTCATCGATATCCTGTGCAACGACGAGAAGATGATTTTGGTAGTTCAGATTTGTTTTTTCCAACTGCTTCCTTGCAGCGTGAATTGCCGCAATTAATGTCGCCCCTGCACCACAGCAAGGGTCATTGATTGAAATATAACCGTCCTGTTCTACCTTTTTTACAACATCATCCATCGTCATTTCAGCCATTAGTTCACAGACATGATACGGTGTAAAGATCTGACCGTTATGCTCGTCACCGAGCTTAAGGGACATGAAAATGCTGCCCAGAAAGTCCTGCTCCGGATTTTCTTCCAAAGCCAAGACAGTCTGAGCAGCCAGTTCAGGAAACACCTCTTGTTCCTGCTTATTGTACTTTTTGATGATTTCCAAATATAACGCTTCTCGCTTATCCCGGTGCTCCTTATCGAGAGGATTAGATAGCGAACAAGCGAACATAGTGATGAAGTCACGCCAAACATCCCAAGCCCGATGTCGATTGGTCAATCGTCCGAATGCATCTAAGAAAGCTTTTTCCGGAGACAAAACCTTTTTGTATTTTTCCCCAGCGGGCTTTTTTTGCTTTGGCGTTTCTTCTTTTTCCTCAGGCTCAGTCGTTTGCGGAAACTCTTCCACCGGCTGCTGAGGAGCAACTAAAGTAACTGCTTTAGGCTTGGTAGCCTTTTTGCGTTTCTTCTTTTTCTGCCACAACATGGCTTTACCTCCTTTCGGTTACTAAAGGGGAATAGGCTGTTTCCTCTTACCATCATAGGCGTGCACACCTAATCGAGACCTTACTGGGCATTTAACCAGACATGTGCTAAGCTGGCACCTATTCACCTTTAGAAGGGCATCTCCTCAGGACCCTCAGTTTCGGCATACTTTTCAGCGAATTCGTCTTCCTCAATGGTGACATACATCGTCTTAAGGTACGCCTTGACTCCGGTTTTGCCATTGACCTCCCAGTTGTAGGGACGGATAGTCAGGTCGACATTGCGGATCTCTGCGAAGTCCAGAGTTCCGATAGACTCCTCATCCAGCTGAGTCTTAGCTCGACGAGTAATCATAATAACCTTCGGGGGGATGTTGTCGAAGCTTACCGCCACCTGAATATAATGGCGAGGAGCCTCGTCCTCATCACGAGGAGCCAAAACACGAACATTCCAGCCATCCTCAATAAGCTTCTGCGCCATATCGGGATCTTCAATGACCACGCAGAAATTGCGGGAGCCAGCACGATTGTACTTGGACTCCTCACCCTTAAAGTTGCGGAAGATAATTCGAGCATTCTCGATGATGATGTTGTCTACTGCTTTATAAGCCATAATTAGTTTCTCCTTTCAATTTTTGCGTTTGTCGCATGGAAATGGGCAAGTCCTGCACTCCTCATTGGGAATACAGGACTCGGTAGAATCAGCCGTGCACAAAATATAAATGAACACAGCAATTAACAGAATTAAAATCATAAGCATTACCTCACATCAAACGGCGTAGTATCGTCCTCATGAGGCTCGCCAGCTCCGAACCACGGTGGTGTGTTATCCGAAACATACGGTTCGTCCGCCGCAAAGCGTTCGAAGTCACCATAAGCAGACAGAGACTTGACTGCTTCGTCTACCATGTTGTTGTAATAACCACGGTCAATGTCGCTCTGCTTGTCCAACTGCTTGACCATCTCGGATTCAAGCCAACGGAAACCTTTGGAACCGGTCGCCGCAGCATAACCTTTTTCACCAGTCTTCTTGTTTTCTGTTTCACGAAGCAGGATGCCGCCTCCGCAGCCAGGCTTAATCGGGCAGAACTGACCAACTTTTCCGATAAAGTGGTAGTTATGACCCTTGGCAATTTCGTCCGTTAATTCTTCGACACGCTCACATTCAGTGGACATCGGCTCAGTCATGCGTTTAGAATCGGTAATCTGTTTCCACAGTTTATCTCTTTCCGCTTCAAGGGCACTTACATCCGGCAGAGCCTCGTTCATGTCAAGATAGAGCGAGGAAGTTACAGATTTCGTCTCGCACATATCCTCGAACTCGATGTTCTCCTTGCTGAAGAGCGTCTTGAAAACATAAGGAATCTGGAACTGTGTACCGGTTGCTGTCCACGCATACGGATGCTTCTTGTTCTCCTTGCAAATATCCTTTGCAGAGTTGATGTACTTTTTCCCGTACAGGTCACAGCACTTCTCGACTGTAGCATAACGAGCAATATAAACTGCGTCGTTTACCAGACACATACGGTCGTAGGTTGCTTCGTGTTCAAAGTTGTACCCATACAGCTTGCCGTATTCAGTTACAAACTTGATGATCTCAGGCGTTGCATCCGGAATCTTGATGGAGTCGGTTTTGATGTGTGCCACAGTAAAGCCCTGACTCTGAACAGCGTGCTTGAGATTGACCATAAACAGAGCTCCACGCTTCGCAACGATGTTATCCTTGTTACGGTTATCCCGGAACGGGTTTTCAAATCCGGCTGAGGTCAGACCGTACACGGAGTTAATTGCAATTTTCAGAGCCTGTGCCAAGTCAGCCGCAGCATTCTCGTCAGTCAGGTACTTAGCCAATGCACCACCCAGCATCTTCTTTGCTTTGTCAAAATCCTTATGCTTGATAGCAATACGAGCCTGGAGAATTTCATTGAACCGTTTCGTGTATTCAGGTCCGAAGAGTTCTTCTGCTACAATACTGCTCGGATGCATAGAGGCAATATCCAACAGAGCAATGTTACTGTACATACCGGGTTCAGAATATACATAGCCGCCCTCACCAACTTCTTCACCTCTGTAGACAGACTTGCCGCCCTCGAATGTGTAGCCAGGAAAGATGGGACGATGGTTTTTATCGAACTGTGTGAACTCGTCGTAGTCTTCAAGCCCCATTGTAAATGGAAGATCCGCATTAGGATCGAAGATCTGACTCTCGTCACCCATGAAACGGTAATTGAACTGATCCTGAGGCTTGCGGTTGTTGCCAAATATAATTTTGGTGGTCAGCGAGTTCGTCGTATCATTAACTGACATCCCCGCAACATCCGCCAGAATCTGACGAGCCGTGAAGTCTGCTTTGCGAGCATTAAAGGTTGCTTCTGTCGCAATGACATCATTGTCACAATACTCAGCGACCTTTGTCCAAAGTTCCTCCGGTACAGGCTTGTCCCAGGGAAGACCAAGTTCCTGATGGTGAATACCCAGTTCAATTTCGAATTTCTTCAGGGACTGCTTCTTACTGGAAAAGTCATACACATCCGTATAGGACACATTATAGGCTTCGCCAAAGAAGCAATTTGCGCTGCCATTGATGATCTTTGTTGAGAGATTATAAAGTTGTTCGTTTGTATACCCCATCAACCGGGCATAGAGAATATGATTATCGTACCGACGGCAGTTGAAGCCAACCAGACGGAATCGCATCAGTTCCTCGATCTCAGTCGGGGTGGGGTTAATCATACGAACCACCGGCTTACCTTCACCCTCAATTTTCCAGTTCACCAGGAACAGGTTCGGAAACACCTCAACATCGTAAAACACGAGCTTGGCATCATCATTTTTTGCTCCTGCTGACTGGTCTGCGGACTTAAACTGCATCTTGTTGACTAACTTGATACAGTAATCCGCCTGATGTGTGCTGCTCGCTGCAAATGCCAAGACAGCATTGCGCATATCAGTCACGTCATAATTGAGTCCGCTTGCATAAGCATCCTCAAGAATCTTGTAAATGAAGTCGATACTGGGCTTTGTTGCCGGATGGTACTCCTTGTTGAGATTTCGCTTGATTTGCGTTCTAAGCCCTTTCTCGCTCTTCACCCCTTCAAAATTTATCACTTGTTTTTCTCCTTTCAGTGGCAAACCTGAATTGATCGTTGCGATAGGCAAGTCATTACACTTTGTCAGCTTTCTGCGCAGCGAGCTTTTACCGGTGAAGACTTTCACTTCAATATGATCGTCGTACACTCGGCTGAGCTTACTGACATCACCGGCATAAATATAATGAAGGTGGATGCCCTGACCGCTTTTGCTGAGTTCAGCATAGGTCGGCGGCCATTTACTCGCTTCTTTGAGATTCAGTTCATACGACTTATTGCCGTCCTTATCCTGAATATCAAAGTCGATAACAATGTGGTTCTCCGGGACTTTCACATAATGCAATCTGGATGTGGACAGATCGCTCAACTTAGTAGAAACTTCATCCCATTTGGAAGTTGGTGTCTCTTTAGCCGAAGCATACTGAGCAGGACAATCTGCGCATTCTCTGTCAAATACCGATTTCTGTTTTAAGAACTCGATCAGTTTATGCTCAGGCTCGTCTTGCTCGGTAAGTGCCTTATCCTCGAATTTCTCGGTTCGAAAACCAATGTAATAACTTCGCACACGAGTTCCGTCATCGAGATTGAACCTCTCCTTGTAATCCCGGAAGTAGTTTTTCAGTTCCTCCTTAAATATTCTCTGAGAGAATGGGAAGGTAACTTTTGCCTCATCGCAATAGGTTTTATACATCTCCCATGAGGCTTTGAGAGTTGTCCCGTCTTCTTTCTTGAAGACATGGTAAGAATCAATAATGAAGTTATAGAAATCATTAGATGCACCGAGCATCGTCACGGGAATATAATCATCGTATCTGCCCGGATTCTCCAGATAGACTTCCTGGCAATGATAAGCAATTGCACCGAGTTCAAATTCGATTTGCTTTGTCACAGCCTTGTATTCCTTGGGACTCAATTTGTTTCCGGAAGGGGACACATCGATCAATCGTCTGATAAGACCTGACTTTGCGTCTGTAATCTTGACCGGTTTATTGGTGCCCATGAACAGGAAGCACTTGAAGCGGTTTGCGTAGGTCGATTTGAACTTTTCATTTACTGTCATCAGCTCGTGAGAAACCAAACTGTTCAGTCGGGTGTTATCCTCGATGCGAGATAAGTCACCGTCATGCTGAATTGCCACAAGTGGGTTTGTCTTAAATGCCTCCAATGCAAAGGAATTACTGGACGAACCCAGTGCTTTCGCATCGAAGACGGAATAATATCCTTCAAAGAGCTGCTGAACAATGTTCAGAACCGTAGACTTACCCGTACCTGCTGCACCGTACAGAACCATAAATTTCTGCAATTTCTTCGACTCTCCACAGACAATAGAACCAATAGCCCATTCAATTTTTGTTCGCTCTTCTTCAGAGTAAATTGTGGACATCAGCTTATTCCATGCATCCGTGGTCCCTTCCTCAAGAGGATAGTTCAGCCGCTTACTTGCATAGTCTTTTTTGTTCGTCGGTGTATTAGAGAATATAAGTTTCTCATCAAGCATGTGGAAGGAGTCTCGCATCTGTTTTTGACAGTATTTATGCCATGAATCGATCATTCCGGATTCGGAATCCCACATGTGCAGAACTTTAATACTCGAATCAAAGTTTTTGCGGTTTTCCTCTGCATATTTGTCAAGTTCCCGGTCAATAAGTTGGAGTGCATCTTGCTCATCCGTAGACCATAAACCTCGTTCTTCTAACCAAATGGCATAGAAGTCACCGCCTCTAATCATCAGGTCGGAGCTTTTTTTAATGACAAACTTCGGATAGATTTCTATTACACCACGCTTCGTACTACGGGTCGAAATCATTAAAAAGTCGATCATCGAAGTTCTTTAGTCTCCTTCCGTTTTTCTAAGCTCCTTGATTTCGTTTTTAAGGTTCCCGATCTCATCACGCATACTGCGAATCTCCAAGTCCTGGATAAGCATGTTCACAGTCATAACTGTGGCAACCATGACGGTGCTGCGATTGAAAGACCTCTGCTTTCTGAGCGTCTTAGCAAACACACGCATCGCAGTTTCGGAGCAGCGAAGACTGCCGAAAATATAACGAATCATTTCATCCATGTTTCTTTTCTCCTTTCATGTCGGCAAGAAATTGATCGATCGTTTCAAACTTCCAAGCCTTCGGCTCTCTCAACGAAAATATAAATTCCTGTCCGTTGGTTTTGCGAATTCGAATGCTGTTTTTACCATTTGGGAAGTATTCTTTTACCTCCTTTGCCTGGTCGGGTAAGCATGTCTGAAAAAAACCCGTACACTTGTGTATGAATCATGGTAATTCTCCCTTATAGGATGCTGTCCAAATACCAATTCATCTGCCACCAGATTTCGACAGTTCTCATGTCATACTTGCAGCGTTCGACGGTAAACAAACCGCCTTCACCATTTCGCTTGTATTTGCGGTTCATAAATCGAGATATTACGTCGTCCGTATACGCCGCATCAAATCGAGAATCACTCATCGACCCTAAACCCAGACTGACAATCATGTTCCAGAACCACTGTCCCATGCGATTGCCGATATCTGGGTCGGTCATAATATGTTCTTCACAACGAAACGCTAAGGCAATAAGCATCTCCAATACACTACAAGGGCGGTTATCCAGATAACTGGCAATCATAGGACCCTCGTATTCTTTTTCATAACCAAAACGATACCGGAGGTCTATCCCATCTTCTGCTCGATTTCCGTCCATCGGCAGCATATATTGAAAATCAATATTATGCAGATGACGAAGAAGCTTCTGATAAGACAGCCTCCGGCTATATCGTTCGTTACATACGAGCTGACACATCCACTCAAAATATTCATTGTTCAGCTCAATTTCAGTCATTCGATCCTCCTATTAGTAGTTGGAGCCTTCCGCCACATCGGAGAAAGAACGATTGTCTCTGAGAATTTCATAGTCACATCTCAGGCGATCGTTACGAATAAAGACCGAATCATCCTCATACTCTCCGAAATGTTCAGCAAAGTCCTCGCCAACCGTGTCCTCGATATCCTCGACGACTTCATCTTCATCGTCGGCAAGGACTCCGTCACCAGCATAATAGACCAGACTGATCTGCGTGTAATTGTCATTCTCACCGTAGTCGTCCGGAGAGATGACATAAGGTTCATTGGGCATAGGCTCATCCTTTTTTTCTTCAGTATTTTTCTTGCTATGCTCCGTGTAATTGGTATAACCCTCTTCCTGAAGCTTAGCTGCATAGTTCACCAGGTCGGGTTTCAGCTTGGCAATATCTGCCTTATGCTGATTCTCCTCCTGCTTTTCATTGCTCTTTTCGTTCTTGGCAATATTAGCGATTACGGGCTTTCTTTCGGCAAATGCTGCCTTCACAGAATCAATCTCTTCCTGCGTGATCTGCTCGTAATACCGTCTAAGACAAAGCCATGTCGCTGCGGCGCCTACTGTAGCCCCAGCTAAGAACATGGCAAAACCGGTTTTACTCATCTTCGTATTCCTCCTCGTCAGTTTGAATTGTGACAACAGTAATGGCGAGACCTCCGAACAGCAATGCTGCACTCAGGAGAATCCCGCCAGTAATGTGTCTTTTCCGCCGACTGTCCAGCATGGCGTCGACGGTTGAGATGAAATCATCCAAAATATCCATCATTTACTCCTTTCCACCAGAGAGAACAGCAATGCCTCCTACGAGACAAAGCCCTGCCATAGTGGAAAGAATGTACGAAAACAAAGCTTTCATTTTATGTTCTCCTTTCAGTCATAACTCGAAAAGTAGTGACAACACTCCTGAAACAAAGGCTCACCATACTTGCTGTATCCTCCGGCCATGAAGAACACACAATCGTAATTTGTCCGTTCCAAAAGTTCTTCCTTTACCAACTCAACAATCTCAGGCATGACATAACAACGGTCAATCCTGCTGTTCCACATTACGCTGAACTGATTGGGTTGATAAACAACATCGTACACAGTATCCGGGAAAGATGTATGGTCAATACGGTTAAGAATTGTATCAATGACTAAGCGTTTTCCCAGTTCTGTTTCTCCTTCAGCTTCACCCATGGTTACGAGTGCTATGAGGTTGATTTCCTCTTGTGTAAGAGGGTAGTCTGGCTCTTTCTCAACCTCTGGCGTTAAGTTAGGAGATTCCATCAGAAGATCAGCCATAATCATCGGCTCTGCCTCCGCAAGAACCGGATAAGATTGCTTAATCTCCAATGTTTCTTTATCTGTAGAGCGAACCACGCCGCATACTGCAAAACCAACAAAGAATATCATGCAGAGAACGGTGGCTATCGCTCGTGGTTTGATGCGCATTGTTAAAACTCCTTTACATTAAAAATATCACCCCCAGTCCAGGTCTGAAGGTGATTGATTACATCTTTTCCCAGATGTTGCCCTCAACATTGAAGTCGAGCAGAAGTGCCGGCTCATGACGACCGTCTTCGGTCTCGCGCTCTACCTCAACGATGCGGAAATTAACATAGCCATCCGGGCCATCCTTTGTCCAGCCGACAATCTGACCAGCAGGAGTACGAGGAAGATCAAGATCGTCCAGAACCTCATTCAGGAAGAGGTGACCACGGGTCTGAAGCTTGTCGTTTGCAAATGCCTGCTGTGCCTTGAGGAACATGCGGTTGTAATCAGGATTGGTTTCGTAGTTGCGGCTCTTGCTGTCGAAATATACAGCATAATCGCTCTGGAGATTAGGATCGGCGACCATCACGGTCTTCTTAACTTTCTTCTCCTTGCCGGTCTCGGGATCAACCTCGATTTCCTCGAACTTCTTTGCCTTAATACCATACTTGAGTTCGGTATCGACCTGCTCGCCGAAACGCTCGATAACTCGACCACGATACTCCTTGAAGCTCTTATCGATTGCAGCATAAGCAGCACCAAGAGCCACATTGCGTTTACGCAGAATATTGTTAGATGCCAGAATACTGGTGACGGACAGAGTGCCAAGAATGATGGCAGGACCATAAAGCTTTGCGAGCTTCATTCCGGTCTGCGCATAGACCACAACCGTGTCTTTCTTGCCATCCTCGTTCGTATACTCCTGGCCATTGATTGCACCGGTTTCCATTCCCTCATGGATGGTATCGAGAGTACCCTTAGTTTCATCGAGAATCTCTGCTACCTTAGTGGTGGCCTTGCAAGCGAGAACGGCACTTACGACCGTACCGGCAATACCAGCCACAACGAGAATCTCGGGGCTGTGCTTCTTGAGCTTCATAACGGCCTTGGAAGTCACGCCGTTCACGCTCTTCAAAATTTCAGTTTTATTTTTCATGGTTTGTTATTCTCCTTTTCAGTTTTTAGAGTTGATTTCAGCACCACAGGCAGCATATCCAGCCAAATCGACATAGCTGTCGTCCGTAGCCGTTCCTGTTCTGATTCGTGCGATCTTAAGAAGTGCCATCATCATGGCAACATCATTTGCGGTAAATTCAACGCCTTTATAGACGCTCCAGAAGCCTGCAATAGCAGTGAAGTTATCTTCCGGAGAGCCGTATTCGTTCTCTCTCTGCCCGCATACGCAAGCCTTTGCTTTATCGAGAGTCTCAGATCTGGTCATCATCTGCATCCTCCTCATCGGTAGAAATAAACGGAATATAGTCACGCTTACGCTCCTTAGCAATTACCTGACAGCCGCACATCGGGCAATCAAATGTGTCATATAAACTTTCTTCGGCAGTAGAGCCAAAGGCAACTGCCAAACCAGTCTTTCCGTTATCACGAGCAATATAATGTCTCTTGATAATGGCGTTAAACTTAGTGCCACAAACTTTGCATTCAAGCATTACATTTTCTCCTTTCAATTCAGCGGGATAGCACGAGGCAGCTTCAGAATATAGCCATCTCGAACTCGTACCGCAGTTGCACCGCCAATATTTGTCCAACCATAGCGGTTCATAGTGAAGTTATCATTGGGAACGCGAGCGAGATCATAGAAATCGGATACGCTCACCGTTCCGTACTGACTGATAATATCGTTCATTGCATCGAGAACCGCTTCTGCATCTCCACGAGTATCGAAGAGAATATCATCATAGTCAGGTGTATTGCGTCTATTGCCGACGGAACCTGCACGCACTCTGTCTGTGCCTTGATCGTAGTAGTTCCGATAAGACACCTTAGATGCCGTTCCGTTTTTCTTGCTGCGACCTGCCTCGCCGTAGAGAATCATGTCGATACCGGTAGTGACAATGTCAGAAATCGCTTTCTTGACAGCAGGCACAATAACCTCCATCAAAATATAAGATTTGACATTGTTTGCATCTTCGGCAATAAAGACATCTGCAAATTTTTGCATCTCGCCTTTTTTTCGAGTTTTTGCAGCCCCGGTAATAACCGCCTCGACTTTCTTTTCTGACTGTTGCTCCTGACGAGCCTTATCAGAATTGGATTTGTAATCTTCCACTGGGTGATCTCCTTTCTTATGCCGGAATCAGTTTACCGGGCAGAGTAATTTTTGTGTTCGGCATCAAGCCGTTTTCTTTTTTATATCGATAGGCGAGATTGCTCTTCGCTTTCGCTTCCGTCGGAGCAACAGTAGTTGCCTTCCAGCGATGTTGAACGCAATCATCAAATCGCATAACCGGACCGTCATATTGGTACTGCTGCATATTTTTTCCTCCTTTCGAGAGATAAAGAAAAAGGGAAAGCACCTTGTTACAGGTACTCTCCCTTATCTGAACTTCTCAAATTCGCATTTTCAGTTGTCTTCAGTGACAACATCGGATTCTTCCAAGATAACCGTCTTCTCCTCAGCAGCCATCTTCTTCTGCTCGATCTGGGCTTTGATGTTTGCGATTACCGGCTTTGCTACATACTTGTAGACAACCACGCCTACAACTACGCTCAAGCCGATACCCGCAGCAATCTTTACGCCCTTGCTCAAGCCAGCGTTCTCGATAACCTCTTCGGTAGCTTCAACGACCTCGTTGTTCATAATCTCATTGTTGTTCATTGTGAAATCTCCCTTCAAATGTGTGAAATTGTGGAATGTTCTTCCATTAAATAAGTTGTAAATTTCGCGCGGTAGCTTACTGGTAGTCATAAACTGGAGCAACCTGATAATCAATCACCAGGCAGGGGGTACCGTTTGCATCCAGCTGCGATGAGAATGCAAGGTCAATGTAACCCTTATCGATGTTCCATCCGAGCATATCGCCCATCTTAGTTCCATCCAAACCGAGTTCGTAGTAGAAATCGTTCAGCGTGACATACATTTCGTCACGCATCTGACGATTCAGTTCATTCATGACCCGGGTGATTTTGTCTCTGTCAGACTTGAAATATCGTCCAGACAAGACATCATAGCAGATCGTGTTGCCGCCGCTTTCAGTGAGAATCACTTCTCGAACAGGGTTCTTAACCATCTTGTCTTTCGACACAGAGTCTCGAATGGACTGTTCCTTTTTCTCACCAATTGTCTCAACGACTTTTTCCTGATACTCCTTCAAAGTAGACTCTGAAAGGGTATACGCCGTTGCCAGAGCAGCATTCCGACGAAGATTAGTCGAGCTTGCTCCAATCAGGCAGAAGACAGAGATGGCGCCTACAACGGCTGCCGGAATATAACAAGGCCAAGCCGTCTTGATGATATCCTTCGGCTCAAGTCTGTCCGTATCCAGCTCATCTTTTTTCTCTTCAAGCAGAATCAGAGCTTTTGGTGTTGCTTTTACCGCCATAACAGTGGTGGTAATCATGCCGGCAATTCCAATACCGGTGAGAATTTCAGGACTATGTTTTTTCATTGCCGTCCGTACACTCTTGGCAATGCTTGCTAAACTTTGTTTAGGCATGATTTTCTCCTTTCGGTTAAACAAATAGTAGACTTAATTCTTCAGCTGTTTCGACTGCACTCTGAAATATAAAGCTACGCTGCTCGTCCTCGCCGTAACAAGCATACATAGCCATCTCGAACATGAAATTTTCGATGACGGTGATTGGATCATCAAAAGGCTTGTCCAAGATTCGATGACAGATTTCATATGCAGCCCATTGCTGATATGACCTTTTTCTGAATTCATACTTTGGCCATGTGAACGATGGACTGAACAGATGGTCATCAACATATCGTTGAATAATTGAAACAGCCGTGCTTGCATCACACATATCGTTCGAATAAAGAAGAAGAGCCCTTGTTAGGACTCCTCATCTTCTTCATCGCTAAGTGCGGCAAGCTTCTCATTGATGCGTTCATCAATTTTTTCTTCCATCTTCTTCTCGTTCACCCAGTCAGTGAGGAGCGTAGCCCCCATACCTACTGCGGTAGCGACAAGACCCAGGATTTTAACTAATTTTGCATTATTCATAAAGCGAAACCTCCTTTTCGTTTTCATAAAGTGAAATGTATTTTTTGCGAACTTACAGATCTTCCATCCACTCGGCTGTCGGCTCAAAAACCATGTCAATGACATAGATCTCCATGCCGTCATCCAAAGTGAGTCGGTGATGATTAAAGTCGATCCAATAAATATCACCATTACAGTTTGACCATCCAACAGCGTCTCCGAGTTCCGTCTTTTCAAGTCCAAGAAACTCATAAAAGTCATTAAGTGAGATGACCCCTGCGAACATGAAATTGCGGTTCAGATGGTACTCAGCCTGAATGACCTTTTCGATGGTTGACTCGAAATATCTTTGCGAAAAGCTATCGTAAAAAGTGCGGGAGACTTCTGGTTCCATACCTTCACCAAAATCGAGGGAAGAATCGTACCAACCTCCATTCGCAGAGATACTGATGTCCTTGCACTTTTCTTTGGCGATAGAATCTATGATGGCATTATGAGCTTCTTTGCCATAGAGTTCTTTCAGCTTATCCTTATACTCCTTATAAGAACTTTGGACGAGCGCATACGCACTTGTTAGTGCTGCCTGTTGGCGTCGGTTTAAGGCATTGGCACCCATAATGCAAGCGATAGTAGAAGCTCCAAATGCCACTGCCGGAATATAGCATTTCCATGCAACAATGAACGCCTCTTTTTTGGTGTACGCATATGGATCACCATCATGCTTTTTGCGACTGTCTGCATAAACTAACGCTACTGCTCGTGGGGTCGCTTTGGCTGCGGCGATTGCAGTAACCACAACGCCAGCTGATGCTACAAAAGACAAAGCAACAGGCGAGTATTTCCTGATGCAAAGCCCTGACTTATGCAGCAACTTTTGAATTGCTTGATTTTTACTCATGTCTTTTCTCCTTTCATGCTTTTGTTATTTCATAGCCCTTAGAAGGTCTAAAATGTTCGCTGCCATTTCACTGGCAGATCGGAACATAAGACTTGTGTTTGGATTCACCCTCGCATACTTAGCTGTCTTCATCATGAATTCGTGCGTGAGCTTACAGAATTCATCAATAGACCCTTCTTTTCGAGGGTGAATCCGTTCGGCGATAAAATCTCTGAGCTCGTCGACAGCCCATTGTGAGTAACTCGCTTTTTTATAATCTTCAGTCCATTTACCAAACAAAGGCGGCAGCCAAGCGTCCATGCGGTACATGTCATACAAGATTAAATCAAGCTGATCGATGCTCATGTCTTTTCTCCTTTCATGCGAAAATAAAAAGCAAGAGAGACTGTATCGGATTCGAACCGACGACCTCCACGGAAGTGTGGCGCTCTACCAACTGAGCTAACCCGTCTCTCATAATAAGACTTGTAAATTTCGCGCGGCAAAAGAAAAGAGCCGTTGTTAGCAGCTCCTTTCAGATTTTACAAACCAATACTTTTCAGGATTTTAGTAAGTTCATCTTTCTCAAGATCGGCATCTATATCAAGATGAACATGCGTCTTTCCGTCAACGACTGTGGCTTTTACCTCATTCAAATTCAGTTTTACATCATAACCAAATTTCTTTCGGATTGCCAAACTCGCCAATTTCGAGATAATGCTCGTAGTGAATTTAGAACCAATTTTCATTTCGTCCATGCTCCTTTTACTCCTTTCAAATAGCATCGTTTTCCATAACAGGAGCTGTAATTTTGGCGAAAAGAAAAGAGCCGCTAACAACGGCTCAATCCTCAATAAATCCAGTTTTCTTTTGCAAAGAACAACGGTATTGCGATAAACGCAAAGAATACTAACACTGTTGCATCTTTGTCAATAAGTACCGGTAAGTACCCACAAATAAGTAATACTACAGCATATAGCTTGTTCTTTAGTGTTTTCATAATCCATGTCTCCCTTCAAAATTCAATGGTTTTCATAAAGGGAGATGCGTTTTTTGCGCTTAGATATCCCGTCTATCGAATACGGTTTCCCATCGTTCTTTCTGAATTGGTTTCATTTTTAATGCCCACATAATTTGGCGAACCGTTACAGTAGGGTATATTCCGTTCGTACAAGCCCCAGCCCTCATTTCAAAGTATTCTCGAAAATCAGGGTGCAAATATAAAGCGTCAGTAATCCAAGGGTCAACTTCGCTCCACCATGTACTTTTCGTCTCGGAGTCAAATCGTTGCTGAATTACTGCTAAACCTCTTTTCTCAATTCTGTAGAGAGTGCAGCTATTGTAAACCGGATGCTCGCAAATATAACGCTCGCCATACAAGGACAAGTAAATTTCCGGTTTGTCAAAGTGGTATCGCATATCCATCACCTATAAAAAGAAAAGAGAAAGAGCCCTCGTCAGGACTCCTTCCCCTTTGCTAATAGTCTTAATTAGTCGTCGCAGATTTGATCTCTGGTCGGATATAGAGCATCATATTCTTCATCGTTCTCCATACCATAATGCTCTAAATCGACGGAGTGACCGCAAGCAGGACATACTAAAGTATCTTCCCACTCGTCTTCAAATTCCATAAGTCCTCCGCATTCACTGCAAATATACCGTCCAGTAAGTAAACCGTCTCTCTGCGCGTCGTTAAAAAGCTCATTGCAAATTACCTCCTTGATATTGTGTGGCACTATTAAGTATAGCGGCCATCAGTATTTTATCAAGAGATAAAAAGCACTTTTACATCTCTCACAATAGCCCTTGTAAATTTCGAGCAGGAGAAAAACGAAGAGAACGTGTTGCATACACGAACTCTCCGCTTTTGGAACCGGTTTATTTCTTAGTCGGTCTGAATCGACTGAATAAACCTCTGAATGTCTGGGAGGTGAAAGTTCCGTCCTGTTCGAACTTGAAACCTCGTCTCATCCAAACGCCGTAGAACATCAACGGCAGCACCAGCTCAGCGGCAGCCATACCAAATCTGAAGTATCGATCTTTGACAGACTCTGCCATTTGAGCCGTCTTGGACTCCTGATCGATTTCACGATTCTCGATCTTGTCCAGACGCTCATAGGTATTCTTATCCTCTTCGAGCTTCAGTTTGTACAGCTTCGTCAAGCTATCCACTGCCGTGGTATGCTCCTGGCTTCCAGATTCGAGAGATCCCAAGCGCTTAATTTCGGCTTTGATCTCCTCTTCCAACAAACTTCTGTTTTCTTCACCCATATTCGTTTCTCCTTTCGTTTTAATAGGGTTCCATAAAAGGAAGTGTTATTTGTGCGGAATAAAGTCTTCACGCTTCACTTCCAATAGGATAGTTCTTTGAGCTATAATTTCATTAACGCTCTTTTTCAGTTCAAGAAAAAGATAGGGTCCGTCCGGATCAGACTTGTCAATACGCAGAAAACCAACTGGATGTTTTCGGCGAATGATAGATGAGACGACAAACCCAATCATAATTCCGACAACTACATAGACAACTTCCACAGTGATCTCCTTTCAAATTGTTTTTCAAAAATTTCAACCCGGGGATTTTTCCAGATACTAATTTAACACATATACCTGTCACCTCCATCCGGGTTTTAATCTAAGTTAGAAAAAAAGAAAGAGCCAATGCTATAGTGCATCAGCTCTCACTTCTCCATAAAGGACACTGTTATTCTTGCGAACCCTCGTAGACGATCTTCTTCCGTAAGTCAGACCAGGTTATATATCGGTCTTTACGGCATACGGGGCAATAGAACTTGCTTACTTTACCTCCGATGTCTGTCAGCTCACTGCTGTCGGCTTCAAGCCTGCTCTGGCAATTCGGGCAGTTGAAGCGATAGACTTTTTTCACTGCAATATCTACAATCTTCATTACTGTCTCTCCTTACTAAGTAGCCAGAAAAACCGTCTGTACAGGTCGTAATAAACATCCTTACAACATGGAATACCGGTTCTGGCTTTCAGATGGTCGTATGAAATACCCTCCGTCATAGCTTCCAAAATATAACACGAAAGCTCTTCGTCCGTTTCTTTTGCAACCCGTTCCACCATCTTCATACGATCGGCATAGTACAGCCTCTCATCAATGTGCTTGGTAACGGGATCACTAACAACATTTGTTTTACAGGGCGGAACTAATTGCGGCCATGAACCCGGATAGTCTATCAACGAATTATACGCATGACGCCACAACGGGTACTGTAAGCAGAAATGCTTCAATTCGTAATAGCGGTGTTTCTCGATCCAGTAACGATTAGTCTCGGAAAGTTCTGGTCGTATCAATGTACTCATGCGCGTTCACCCCTCCATATATAGCCTGTCTCCTGCCAGAGGAGCTTAGGCGAAATATAAAAGTTGATGCGTCCATACTTAGAGTTCATTTCCTCTAAGTTCGTAACGAGCTTTCCACTCCGAGTAGCTTTTCCGATTGGTAGCCACCCAGATACGATGCCGGCTCGAACCCAGGATGCGTCTTTCCCGTAGACTCGTGCTGCGACTGCCACCGGGACAGACCCCGATGTAAATATAATTTCTTCCATTGGCGTTTGCCTCCTTTCAACCGCTATTTTAGGTTAGGAACGGCTGTTAGTAAAAACAACCTCGGTGGAAACAAGCGCCAACGAATCATTGTCATTTCGCAAGGATAATCTTCAAACCCTAAAGTCTCACAAGTAATAAGACCTTCAAGAACGCCGATAATAATGTCCGATTCATACTGTTTATACGGAAATATAAAGTCAGGAAGCTCTCGATGAACTGCATGGCATTTACAGCACCGAAGTCTTCTGATAGCTACCCATTTTTTGTTGCCGAATTTCGTCCGTACCAATCTTTGAACATGATCGTAGTATTTAAGCTGCCCTCCGCACTTTGGGCAGATTGATTGGTTATCACTAATCATATATGCTCTCTCTTTTCTCTGATTAAAAAAGTTCGGTGTAGGAGTTGACATTCCTACACTTATGATATATGATTACTAATAGCAAATCAATGGGGGAAGGTGATAATAGTGTTGATAAAATGTCCTGAATGTGAATTACAAGTAAGTGACAAAGCAGTTTCTTGTCCTCACTGTGGGTTTCCATTGCAACCAAATATAAAACCAAGAAAACCTCGAAATAAGAACAATAAACGCCGTAGACTGCCAAACGGCTTCGGGCAGATCAGTGAGATCAAGAATCGGAATCTCCGCAACCCATTTAGAGCTATGATAAGTGTCGGAAAGGATTCGAACGGACGACCTATCTGCAAGCCTCTTAAACCGGAGTCCTATTTTCCAACATACAACGACGCATATGCTGCTCTCGTCGAGTACAATAAGAACCCTTACGACCTTGAACCGTCTATCACTATGAAAGAGCTTTACGAGAAATGGCTTGCCGAATACGAGAAGACAGTTAAAAGCACTCGTTCGGTAGCTTCAGCATGGGGGTATTGCTCGGCCGTATATGATATGCGAGTCAAAGATGTCCGCGCTCGTCATGTAAAAGGTTGTATGGACGAAGGCATATCGAAGGTTCGAGGCGAAGAGAAGACGCCGAGCGCATCCATGAAGAACCAGATCAAGTCTTTGTTTAACTTGTTGCTTGATTATGCCTTGGAGTACGAGCTTGTTGACCGGAACTATTCACGAACTTTTAACCTCAGTGAGGAAACCATCAAGGAAATTGTCACAGTTAAGAACGAGCATATTCCTTTTACGGACGAAGAGATGGACTTGCTTTGGAAACACGCTGATGATAAAATGCTTGTAGACGTTCTGCTCATCCAGTGCTATTCTGGTTGGCGCCCCCAAGAACTTGGTTTGCTGGAATTAAAAAATGTGGATTTGGAAAGCTGGACTTTCCGAGGCGGTATTAAAACTGATGCTGGCACAGATCGTGTTGTTCCTATTCACTCGAAGATCCGTCATTTGGTTGAGCGAAAATATAAAGAGGCTCAGGAACTTGGAAGTCTGTATCTGCTCAATTATGTTAATCCGACTGCTCGCAGCAAAAACACTGCACTTACTTATGCTCGATACCAAAAAGGATTCTGTATGATTCGAGATGAATTGAATTTGAACCCCGAGCATAGACCGCATGATGGTCGTAAACATTTTGTGACGATGGCTAAGAAGTACGGTGTCGATGAGTATGCAATCAAATATATGGTCGGTCACAAGATCTCTGACATCACCGAAAAGGTTTATACTCAAAGAGAATTTGAGTGGCTGAAAGACGAAATCGAAAAAATAAAATAGCTTGTAAAAACAAAGAAAAGCCTCCCCGAAGTGGGAGCACCAATAAAGGCACTCAGCACAACGAAGAGGCTGACTTTGTGTAGGAATATAGATGTAGGAGTAGTATAGAAATAATGCACGAGTTACCTACATTTCTCGGCATCTATTCGCTTCTAACTACTCTGAAAACAGCGTAATTGCAGGGGTTTAGAAGTGGTTAGACCATGGTAAGTTTCTATTATAGAAGCAAAATATCCCGTAATTACTTGCTTTTTGAGCCAAAGTGTAGGAATAATGCAGAAATAACCTACATGTGACGGCTTCAAATCACATCTTATTTTCCATAAACTACGGTCGAACTGATATCTTTCCCGTCTGCGGAAAAGACTTTTGTAAGACGGGCAAGCTCCTTACCAGCAGCATCCGTAAGAACCGCTTCCATGTTAAGCATGTTATTCGAAAACTTCTTAACAAGCTTCTGCCCTTTAGAGTCGGTAGTAATGATTGTACTGCTGTTATCCGAAAAAGACTTCACAGTACGCCCAAGCTCAACTCCGTCCGGATCAGTTAGAACCGTGGTGCAGGTCAAGAAGTCATTTGAAAAGGTCTTGACCAAAGTCCGACCCTGTGAATCGATTGTGCTGATGATTGTGCCATCGTCCGAAAAATGTTTATAGCCATCTGTTAGACCAGCTGTAAGAATTCGGTCGATTTCATCGTAATCATCGCCAATAAACTCACCAGTTATCATTGTACCATCGGCCTGATGAGCTGTAAATCCCTTTTTAAGGGTTTCCTTGCTGACGGTGTCGGCGGTCAGATCGATTAACGTCCGGCGATTGTAAACGACCTTATTTACAGCCATTTACTCTCACCCCGCAATCGTTACCGTCACTCCCCCAGCAGGATTATCAGCTTCAACATAAGGAATTGCTTCAACTTCTACCTGAGACAAACAGTTATACTCTGCATCAGGTAGAATCGTCTGCTTTGCGGTGGACGGTGTAACTGTCTTAGCCTGCGGTTTCATGTTTTCCGAGCCGGACATTGTACCCTCAATGCCGAGGATAGTTACGCCCTCTCGAATATTGTTGGCAACCAGCTTACCTTTTTCGGTTGTGTCGATTCCCACTTTACCACTGCCATCGTGGAAACCCTGAGGAATTGTAACATCCTCATCTCTGGTAGTAATCTTCTTACTAACGGCACCATTATTCTTCATAGTACCTGTAAGTTTGTTGCCACTGACATACGCGGTCTTACCCGCCAGAATTTCAGCGGCAGCAGCAGTTGCATCCGTAGAATCTACGTCAAATGTACAAGTGCCCTCAATCTGGGCGCCACTCTTATCATGAGCCTTGGTTCCCAAAAGAAGCTTACTGGCTTCCACGGTATCACTGGTAAGGTCAATCAGGGTTCTGCCACCATAAATGACCTTGTTGATATACTGATTGGGCATTTAATTTACCTCCTCTGCAATGTAAACTGTAACTCCATTTTGAACGTTACTGGTTTCGAAATATGGGACTTTTTGAACTGTCACATCTTTCTTAAGCACCTTGTTGGCAGTGGGCAAAACCTGAGTATTAAAAGCGCTCGGTACCACTTCATATTCTCCCGAATAGACATTGTAGTTTATCACAGCAGATAGTTTACCAGATAAACCGCCTTTACAGGATAATTCGCCAGACAGTGTGCATAGTCCCGAGATATGTCCAGTAAGGCATTCGAACGCTTTTATACTGCTCATATCAATGCACCTCTTCCGTCAGCTTAAGAGTTGCTTTGGTAATGAAGGTGTCCACTTCTCCCGTTACTTTTGTCAGCTCGATGTCGTAGACATACTTGCCAAATGCAAGCGGCTTGGTGTCTTCTGGCTCAATGACTAAAATCATTGTGTCGATCGGGATTTCTTTGATGAGGAGAGGTGCTCCGTCTTCGTAGTCAGTTTTCATTGCGAACCGAATACGGTCCCCTTTAACAGGAACATACTGATTACCCTCCGAGTCAGTGATTGTGATAAGAGCCGTAAAAGTGTCTCCTCTGGTCAGCGTAATCATTGTCCCTGAAACAGAGTAACTCATAATCTCACCTCCTGTTAAACCTGCATTCCATTTTCTCCTTTATAAGTGTAAGTCGATTTGTGAATGGGTAATTTATTAACTTCCATCATAATTCGCTCGGCTGAGCCATTACCGCCTAATTTCTCATAAGGCTTATATAAGTATTCGTACAAATTCTCGTACTCGTCCTGCGAAATCCAGCCTCTCTCAACGTAGACCATGCCGAGATAGATAATGCGATCATGAGCCAAACCAATGAGCATTTGCGTTTCGAGATTGTTGTGCTTATTCTCAGCAGCTTTTCGTTTGCTTCGCTCCTGGATATATGCCCAAAATCCAGAAGAAGCAAGTATCGTCCCCAAAATGGTTAATAGCGTTTGCAGCCAGGGTTCCATTTCCATGTATCATCCTCCTTGAAGTCATAAATGAATTAAGAAGCTTGTAGGAAATATCACCCCAAACCTCTTTTAATTAGGCGAGGGAGCCCACCGCAAAGTAGACTCCCTGCCAATTTCGGTTAATCCACAGGATTACCATTTTCGTCAAGACCGAGAGCTTCCAGATCAGCCTTGACAGCAGCCTTGAACTTTGCCGGAACCTGATTAAAGGTTCGACGACCTGCGATGATGAGTGCGACATACAGTGCTACCATGTTGTTACCTCCTATCAAAATTTTGGATAAAATATAAAACATGGTTACTCCTCCTCAGCGATAAGATCGCCGTTGGTATCGTAGCCATATTCTAACAATTTTGCCTCGACATCTGCCTTAAATTTTTCAGGCACCTGGTCGAAGGTTCTACGCTTATTGATGATAAGCGTGGCGTAAAGATTGACCATTTTTGCTACCTCCTCATTCAGGAATCATTGCTGCGACGGCATCGTACAGATCAGCAATTGCTTCCATGATAGCAAGCTGCTGGAAATCTCCAGTTTCCTGACCTGCCATGATCTGAACAATGTTGTCCGAATCATTTGTACCTTTAATGGCGTTTTCAGCCATAAGCAGATTGGTGTATTCATTGAACTCCTGAGGGGTCAACGCCGCTTCCTGATAAGTCCAGTAAGTGGTTTTATCGCCCTGTTCTGAAGTTCGTGTAATACTCGTAATGTCCTTGCGGAGATATACGGTTCCAACAGTAACCTCAAGTGCAGTCGGTTGGACTGTGCTCTCGGCATATTTGTAATTTAACTCCATGCGACTTTCCTCCTTTCGCAGTGTAAAGACTGACGAGTTTTTGATATACCCGCTTCTCATCGTATTTGTCATATCGTGAAACTTTTTGCTTCAATTGCTGGAAGCTAACACATGGTTTTATCCACTTCCGATACATCAAATAGGTATCGGTGCAGTCGATCCACCCAAGATAAGACAACATTTGCCGAGCATCGAGTATGGTTGCTTTCTCCTTTTTGGAGATTTTGCGAGCTTTTCTCGTGGCCTTGTACATAATGGATTTTCGAAGAATCGTTCGATTACGATAAAAACGAAAGCCCATGAAGTCCAGATCACGCCCCTGGTTGTTGCCATAAGAAAAGCGAAAGACTTGCCAATTCGCTTTAAGTTCCAAGCCAAGCTCCATTTCCAGATAATCGGAAATTGCTTGCCTCATGCGGTGCAAAACCCTCTTGTTGCTTCCGAAAATGACCATATCGTCCATGTAGCGCATATAGTGCACGGCACAGAGCTGCTCCTTGATGAAATGATCTAAACCCTGTAAATACCAGTTAGAAAGCCATTGAGAAGTATAAAAGCCAAGTGGAATACCAACCTCTGTAACATCGATAATGCGGAATAATAGCTCCAACTTCTTCTCGTCATGAACGGTCTTCTTCAACTTGGCTTTCAAACGATCATGTGGAATAGAATCGAAGAAATGGCGAATATCCATTTTGAGGACATACTTACAATTCTTCGGGTCAATCCTGATCCACTTCTCAATAACCAGCTTTCCTTTATGGGCACCTCTGCCCGGAAGACTGGCATAGCTGTGTTCGTACATTCCCTTGCAGAACATTGGCTTCATGGCATTTACGATGCAATGCTGAACAAGCAGCTCTTCCATCGTAGGGACAATAATAGTGCGCTCCTTGCGAGTAATCCCATCATAAATGTAAACCGGCACATGCTCGGCGTTTTCGTAGTTGACTATCCAGTCTAAGGATTGTTCAACTGCGGCATCGTCAGACATGTGCCGGTGTTTCATGATTTTACGGAATCTCTTGCTGTGCTTTGCTTGAGACAGAGCGTACCGTCGGTTCGTTTCGGATATTGTTTTTTCGTACAAGTGGTTATAGGATTTCATGTTCTCTCTTATCCTCTCATCCGCTTTCGACTTATTCTCAGCTACTCACAGATGCTTGCACCGAGTTAATTTTCACCAAGTGGTGAGGAAGAGATGCGGATATCTCTTGCCATTTTGAAATGGCGGCATACACTGCATTATAGAGAGCTTCTTATGGATAAGATAGAGCCGCGCCATTGTTCGAGTTCGAATTGGACGCCGTATTGTTCAGATTAGCGTAGAAAGGACCGACCATAAGGTCATTGTTCCAGTTGCCGCCGACATACGCGCTGGGCGCAGTGTATACCCCTAATATTTAGTTGTTTTCGTTTACCCGGCGAACCTAAGGTTCTCCCGTCCTCTCCTCGCTGCTTACGCAGCAGCAAGCGGTTTACAAGAGAGAGCCGCGCCAGTGCTCGAGTACGAATCGGACGCCGCATCGCTCAGATTAGCGTAGAAAGGACCGACCACAAGGTCATTGCTCCAGCCGCCGCCGACACACGCGTAATAGACATTATTGTCATTGGACCACATGCCATCAGCCTCATAAGTGCTGCTGGAACCGATTGTAATAACAGGCAGCCGTCCGAATACTTCCGTCTTCATGCTGCTGATGTAGGCACCCATAATAGAACCAGTCAAGGTAGCATTTGCAATCGTCTTATAACCGTTTCCGTCTGTGTTGTAGTCGGTTGTAGTAGAACCATCGTGAGTACCACGAGTAAGCTTGACCTTCTGCGTACCATATTCATTGATCCAGCCGGCAGTACGACGCCACAGGTTACCCCAGACATTCTCCATACCGAAGACCTTCACACCGGAAGTCTGGTCATTAGAACCCCAGAACATGCCCTTGGTGTTCATCGTACCAGGGGCAATAGCATTGCTATTGGAACTCTTGCACCGTCCGTAGCCAAATGCAGTCTGACACTCGGTAGAACGAGCCATCATAACCAGTAGATCCTGGAGCAGCAGTCTGTCAGCCAGCACCTCGGTATACCAGTCATTACCGTTTGCCTTTGCATAGGCGATTTCGTTAGCCGCCGTGGTGTTTACACTATTCGCTGCACCGCTGATAGAACGCAGCTTACCGGAAACCAGAGAACCGAAATAGATGGGGGTATAGAAATGATCGATCTGGTTGTTGTTGCGGTCATAGTTGCACCAGCAATCCCAAGTATCGTCTTGAGGAGTATCGGAGCAGCGGAAATGGTAAACACCATTCGATTCCCAACGCTTTGTATAGATCTTCGGCCATTCCATCATGGCGTTACCGCCAAAGGAGGTATCCGCAACCTTAGAAGCAGAACCGTTGACCTTCTTGGTATAGTCGTTAGGATTGAGATAGTGATCGACAACGCCTGCATAAGTCAGCATACAAGGACGAGGCATGAACTTTTCACCCGGGTCAAACGCCCAACCACCATAATTGAACTTACCGGTGCTGAAATTCATAGCCGCCGGAGTAAATGCCGCGTTATCCACATCAGAAGGATACGTTACTCGTCCGGTAGGGCTGGAAGTCGCTTTCACCAGATCGTAACCAAACAGATAATCTCTCTTCTTCGGGGTAACACTGGTTCGGTTCGCCTCGCTGCGATTATAGGCACCGGTACTGGTGTAAGGGAATGCGGAATAGTAATATACCACACCTACCGTCACATTAGTATCCGTATAAGTGCCGTTTGCAGTGATGTTCTTGAACAGTTCGCCCTCCGTTTCACTGGTTGGATAACCAGTAGTGCTCCTGCGGATAACCGCACCGGCAACGCTACTCGGAAGCTTCGCCGTGATCTCAACCTTGACAGTGTCAAATGCCGAGACATATACCGACTTAGCGGAAAACTCCTTCATCGGCTCCGGTTCGTTTACTACAGCGCGATTAGACTTGTTTCGGTTGTACACGCCCTGTGTGGTATAAGGAAAAGCTGCATAGTAGTAGGTTCCGGTAGATGACAGCCCAAAATCCAGAAAAGTTGTGGATTCCTTAATATCAGCGACAAGATCGCCGTCAAATTCATCCTTCGGATAATCAGTCGTTTTCCTTCGGATAATCGCACCTTTCACGGTGCAGAGTGTCTGTTCATTTACTACTGTGTCATTAGGAAGTGTAGCTGTGATTAAAACACTATACTGTTGTCCTTGAGGCATACCGCCATGTGCAGTAAATGTCAGCATATTGGACGGCTCAATGCCGCCGAAAAAGTGTCGGTTTTTACCGAAAATCAGATCTTCTTCTGCCATTTTGATTGTTCTCCTTTCGCTTTAAGAATAAGTTACAACGGTGCTGATAAGCTTGCCATCGGAGTCAAAAGTCTTAACGGCTCTCGCCACTTCTGCTCCCGCTGCACTTTTCAGCACATTTGTCATTGTCAGGAATCCGTCAGAGAAAGTCTTCGTCAAAGTTCTGCCGTCACTTGCAGTAGAAGTGATAACCGTACCGTCGTCCGAAAACTCTTTGGTTCCGTCTTCGAAGCCAACCAGCAAAATCCGTTTGACTTCTTCCTTGTCGATCTCAAGTTGTAGATTACCGGCGACATCGCCGCTGAGCTGGTCTTTCATCTGGTTATACCAGGCAAGAAAATCAGCCTGCTCAGATGCAATCCACTGGTCAAGAACGGTCTGCTCCTGTTGGAGGTCCGCTTTCATTTTATTGAACCAAGCCGTGAAATCGCTTTCCTCCTGAGCAATCCAGTCATCGACTTCCTGAGATCGTGCATCAGTAAACCGATCAAGCTCATCCTGCCATTTGCCAAGCAGCTCGTCCAAACTGATCGTCTGAAGAATTCCGGTTACAAATGGAGTAGACTCTGTGCCGACCATAGGGGTAATGTCAGCTTGGTTAATGACCGCAGTGCCGTACTTTCTGTAAATATAACAGAGAGGGTACTGATGGACATTTCCCTCGTTCGTCAAAGTCGGTCTCGACGGTGCACTGGACGGATTACCCTTGACAAATTTGATGGTGTTCTCACGCACCGACTCAGTTCCGTTTACTTCCAGAACCACGGCGTCAATACGATCAAGAAGCACCTCTGCTTCCGGGGCAGTCATCGGCAGGATACTGTCATTGACCGTCCATGTATGGTCAAACCAGGCTTTGCCGACACCGACATTCACGGTAAGACCGCCTGCCGCCTTCACAGCAAAAGCAGTTCCGATAGAAGCAAATACACCATCGATGATGAGTCCGTCAAAGATAGCTGACATCTGTGCAGCATTGTATTTGCGGTCACCGTTAAGTGAATTGAAAAATCCGCTTGATACGCTCATTCAGTTTCTCCCTCCTTACTTTGAAATAGTTTTGAAGGTCGGATAAATTGACAATCCTTCCTCACTGTTTGAGATGACCAGTTCCGAAATGTAAGCTGATCCTTCATTGCCATATTCATTGGCGATTTGAACGATGTCTCCGATAAAGAAGTCCTCGCCATATTTGAAAAGTCGAGTAACTTCAACTTCTCCTTCGAATGCAGTGGTTACAATATGGTCTGCCAGATTCTTCAAACCTTTTGTCCGAAGCTGCGCCATATATTCTGCATCGGAAAGAGTCCCGTCCTCAGTATCGGATGAGATATCACGAGCATCTGTAAAAAGCTCACGCCGGTCAAGCCCTGAGGCTGAGCCAACGATAGCAGTTCGCCTTGCTGCCCCTTCACCTTCTCCTGCGACCAGAGTCACATTTCGAAAACTCGCTCTGGATGAATAATAGTTGCTGTTGATAATGTTCTCAAAGTTTGGAGAGAAAACAACATACGGATTTTCTGTCTGCTCATAAGAGCGATCAACGCCGGCATACAGACTGAATGCAAACTTGTTTTCATCTGTCAGTACGATCTTGAAGCCTATATTGTTTTCCTCACAAAGTCCTTTGACGACATCGTACAGGCAGTCACCTGTGTATTGGTTGTCGATTTTCAGACTTGTAATTTTAGGGTCGGCAGAAGGCACGAACACAAAGTTGGAAATCTTTCGATCAGCAATAGACGGTGAAATGATGCATTCGTTTAGCATCGTCTGGATGCCATTTTGAAGATTTCCGTTAAAGATTCGCTGCCCCCAGATGATGCGGCGTTCAAGAATAGACTCCAACGATCTGCCTGTGACGATAAGATGATTTCCTTCTTCTGTGTCGGCATTGATCTTGATGTCCTCAATAATCATACAGTGCTCCGAATCCTTCAGCCACAGATAGTAATCCTCTTTCAAATACTGCAAGAGTTGTGTATCCATAGCGAAGAATATCTCGAAATCTCCATACGAATTATACCGGTCAGTCCATATCATGGATTCATAAGTGTCTATGACGGCTATGGACTCAAAGTCGGTGTTTAAGACCAAAAGTTCCATAGTTATACCCCCTCATAGATGACTTTGTTTTCGATTCTGAACTGAAGATTGGTAACGCCGCTGTCAGCAGTAAACGCAAAGATGTTGTCACCTTTTGCCAGTGTGAACCAGTCGGTATTCTTATCCAAGCAGTTCAGGATATTATACGAAACGCCTTCACGAATCAGAGTAATGCTCTTATCGCCCTTTGAGGTGTTGATAATGATATCGTCACTTGCAACGATGCCTTTTCCCGTAAGCTTTTGAAGCTTCACGGTATCAATCTTCATGACTTCTCTGGTTTCCGTATTGTAAATATTGATATTACTTGCCGGCCCGATTGCATGAATATAGATCGTTACTCCAATTTCAGCATCGCCATAGTAAGTGATGACACCCTCCGTCTTGATTTGGATTTCACCAAATACAAGCAGCGGTTCCGTCAGGGACTCGTTTGAGAACGGAAACTCGAACATCGGGTCAATACTGTAGAAATCCGTTACATTATTTCCATCCTCACCGGCTGAATAGAAGAACGGGTCAGGGCAAATAATCGAGATCGATGTCCCTTCCTGCGAGCTGAAAATATTTGGTTCGTTCGATTCCACATAACCGTTTGTTCGTACATATCGGTTATCGGTTGCAATGATGATCTCAACATTTTTCTTTGCCGGAAAGTATTTGTAGGATTTCTGTCGTACATCCTCGATCGTTTCTCCATAGACTGTGTCAACGAATACGATTTGGAAAACGATGTTTCGCTGACTCAATCTGGCAGAGTTAAACATAGAGCCGTCATTAGTGACGACTTCCGTCGTATTGACAGTTGCTTTGACCGGACCTAAGCCGGTTACAGACTTGATGAGGAAGCCCGAAACCTCAGGCTCCCTCAAGTCAAGTTTGATCCTATCACCTAAGTAATTGGTGATAGCGAATGAATGAATCATGTTTCCACCAATCCTTTCAACGCCGAGAACTGATTCTTCGTCTGACGATAAATGTCAATCCTCGACAGTGCCTTAGGCGAATAGTTGTTTTGTGTGAAATTGTAGTTGTTTCCAGAGGTAGGTGTAGTACCGCCATTTTGAACGACACTGGCACCCTCACGCTCCATACCGGCGCTGATCTTCATCGCCTGATTTCGACTCAAAAGTGCCGACAACCTGCCCGCACCCTCCGTTACATCAGACAGATCAAGCAGCGGGCGAATCGTCGGCTGAGAGTCAATTCCGTTTTCGATGAAGTCACCGATCTTGGAAACTGCATTGCGGAGCCCTTCTTTAGCCGACTTTGCAACAGAGGCACCGGCGTCATAGGACTTATCAGTATAGTCGATCAAAGAATTGACAAAGCCCATACCAAAGAACCCACCAATTCGATAGCCAACTTTGGACGGAGAGTTGATATCAAGCTCAGCTTCCGCAGCCTGTGCAGCAGCTCTTGCCATTGCTCTGGCTCGTGCTTCCGCATACCAGGTGTACTCATCAATGCCTTTAGCAAAGCCCTCAACAAGATACTTACCGGCGTTATAGAAATCGGTGTACTTATTTCGGATTGCTGTCAGACAACTATTGATGATCTGAACAAAGGCATCTTTTGCAAGCTGATTCTTCGTTCGAATACCGGCGATAAGATTTGTCATTGTAGTCTGTCCAACGGTATTAAACTCGTAGAACTTATTTCGGATTGCTGTCAGGCAACCGGACACAATAGTGACAAATGCCGACCGAGCCGACGCGTCTCCGGTACGAATGCCGGAGATAAAGTTGGTCATCATTGTCTGCCCCATGATTGTGAACTGGCTGTACTTGCTTGTAAAAGCAGTAACAATGCCGTTAATCATGGTGGTGAAAGTGCTGGTCAGATTTCCTTGCTGTACTTTGGCAGCATTGATGAATGTGGTAACCATCGTATTTGCGGCTGTGCTTACACGAGAGTTGGCATTCGTAAAAGCATTGATAAAGCCATCAATGCCCGCATTGCCCAAATTCGTAAGATTCTGAGCAAAGGTAGACATTCCACTTGTATCAACACTCTTAATGCCGTTTGCCAAATCCACAAGATTTCTGAACTCGACAACCACACCACTCAACTTAGCCACATCCACTCCGCTGACACTGTTGTAGTACGCAGCGAAAGCCTGACCAAAAGATACCAACTGCTCACCGAAGCTTGCAATATCGTTATCACCTGTAAACCAGGATACGATACCTCCGCTATTCGGCAGATTGTTTGAAAGTTCAACCAGAGCTTTAGCCGCATTTGCAGAGTTTGTGACGACAGATGCGTCCAACCCCGTTACAGCCAAAGAATAGTTCTTCATTGCAGTACCAAATGGAACGAGTTGCTCACCAAAGGTTTCAAGATCGTTGTCTCCCGTGAACCAGGATACAACCCCGCCCGTATTCGGCACCGTATTCGCAAGTTCAAGCAAAGCCTGACCTGCGGTAACGCTATTTTGAATGACATCAGCTTTTAGTCCGGAAACAGCATCGGAGAAATTCTTCATTGCTCTACCGAAAGGAACAAGCTGTTCACCAAAGTCATCCATATCGTTTTCGCCCGCAAAGAAGCCGACAACACCGCCACTATTTGGAACGGTGCTTGCCATTTCTGCAAGTGCTTTACCGGCAGTAGCTGCCTCAGTAATAACACTTGCGTCAATTCCGGCGACTTCGTTTGCAAAGTTACGCATGGCACGACCAAATGGAATAAGCTGCTCACCAAATGCATTCATATCATTCTCTCCGGCAAAGAAACCGACAACACCACCCGTGTTAGGAAGCGTGTCAGCCATCTCAGCGAGAGTCTTGCCTGCAATTGCGGCATTAGAAACTGCTTCGCCATCGATACCGCTGATTTCGTCAGAGAATTGCTTCATGGCTTTTCCGAATGGAACCATCTCTTCAGCAAAGCCGGAGAGCGAGCTTCCGCCGGTGAACCACGAGGTCAACCCATCCAAAATATTTGCGGCTGTCAGGATAAGAATTGTTTCAGCAAGAGCCTTGACGCCATCCAGCATAGCCGGATCTATGGAAGCCGCACCATCAAGGAACGGCTGAACATTGGTCATAAACCCGGAAAGGTCGGAACCAATTTGCGGGAATTGACTGGACACGCCACTCATAAAGCCACCGACGATACCGCCAACAAACTTACCGATTGCTGTGCCAATTCCCTGAAGCAAATTACCGCCTTCATTGATAAGCCAGTTCAAGCCTGGAATTTGTGCCAGAGCACCAACTGCTGCAAGCACAAGAGCGAGTTCAGCAATTACAACACCCATACCGAGAACCCCCAGCATGGCGCCCGGAACAAGAGCAGCTACTGCGCTCAAAGCAGCCATAATTGCGGCAAGCAGACCAATACCGGCAATTCCCTGAAGAAGAGTTTCTGTATCAATACCCTTAAGTGCATCCACAATGCCTGAGAAGAACGCCATCAATACATCCACCGCAGCCTGAATCAAACTGGGAAGATTCTTAGCGACGCCCTCAAGAACTGCGATAAGGAATTGGAAGATGGAATCAACGATAGACGGGGTATATTCTACCAACGCTTCAAGAACACCTGCAATGAGCTTCAATGCCCCATCAGCGATAGCGGGAACGCACTCAACGAGTACATCCACCAGCATAAGGACAACTGCCTTGACTGCTTCACCAATGGCTCCTGCACTATCAGCGATAACTTTGCAGAATTCGACAATTGCCTCACCGATCTTGGCTACAATTGCAGGAATAAGGGCTGCGACACCAGTGATGATAACAGTCAAAGAAGCGACGATGGCTGTAGCACCGGCAGTTCCCGCAGCAGCAAGAGCTGTTAAGCCTACTGCCAAGGCGGACAAACCGGCACCTGCCAGAGCAAGCCCGGCACCAATACCGACAACTGCTACCCCGATTAGTGCCAGCGAGCCACTCAAAGCGAGAATGGAAGGAACCAACGGAGTCAATACAGCACCTGCAACACCGAGGATAGCAAATGCACCTGCCAGGGTAACGAGACCTTTCACGATGGAACTCCAACTCATGGCGCCGAGAATAGCCAGTACCGGAGTAAGCACCAAGAGGGCACTTGCAGCAACAAGAAGCGCCGCAGAACCTGCAAGAGTGCCTGTCATGGCATTCAGACCGATTGCAAGAATGGCCATTGCACCGCCCAGAGTGATAAGACCCTTGGCGATTTCCTCCCAAGACATTGAACCCATCTGGTTAAGAGCATTGGCAAGTATAAGCAAAGCCGCAGAGACAGCAATAAGACCAGTGCCGATGCCGATCATGTTTTTTGGCATGAAGTTGACAGCAATTGTAACCGCCGCCAAAGCCCCGGCCATAGCAATAAGACCTCTTGCAATTTCGTCCCACTGCATTCCAGAGAAGTCTTTTACAGCCGATGCAAATATCTTCATAGCTGCTCCGATAGCAATGAGCGCTACGCCTGTAGAGATTACATGTTTAGCGTTACCAGTAAGCTTGGTGAAAGCGGTAACCTCAGCAAGAAGCACTGCAATAGATGCAAGCCCCTTACCGATTTCTTCCCATTTCATCTCACCAAAGTCCTTGCAAGCAGACGCCAACACCTTGATTGCTGCTGAAAGAATTACAATACCTGTAGCCGTAGTAATTGATTTACCGCTGAATTTTGCGGTTCTCAGGAACAGAGAAACCTCGGCAAGCAATACACCAACGCCGATAAGACCTTTTGCAAGCTGGTTCCAGTCCAATTTAGCAAGTTGTTCGCAAACAGAAGCAAGAATCTTGATTGCGGCTGCAAAGATCACCATTTGAGTAGCACCCTTGATGATGGTTTTACTGTTGGAACTCATAGCTTTGGCTGCGGCAACCATCATAGTGGTCAAACCCGCAACACCAATGAGACCGGTGGTAAGCTGTTTTGTGTTCAGATCTGCGATCTTTTTAAGTGCACTCGCCAAAATCAGCACTGCCGTAGCAATACCGAGCATAGCAGTTACACTCTTCATCACACCGGTTGCCTGACCGCTGATTTTGTTGAATACAGCCATCGAAGCAAGAAGTTCAGCGAATAGCACAGTGATTGCTCCAAGAGCCACATTCAGCTTTTCACTGTCTACAAGACTAAGTGCAATCAAAGATGCAGTAAGAATAGCAATAGCCGACGCGATCTTCAGCAATGTACCCGCCTGCAACTGATTCTGATAAGCTTCAAAGCATCCTCGAACACTGTCAAGAATTCCGATAAAAGATTCCTTGAAACTACCGATATCTTCAATAGCTTTTCGGAAGGTGCCAACAAACTTTGTGATGCCGACAGCAATAGCACCGAACGAGATACCATTCAGCAGATCAATAATTCCGCTGAAATTAGCTTCACCAAGATTCTTTGCTAAGGAACTGCCGAGTTCGCCAAGGATTTTAACGATACCACTTCCGATTGTCTTAACAGCATTCCATATGGCAGAGAGAAGCTGAACAAATTGGCAATTAGCAAGAGCTTCACCAATGACCTCAAAGGCGACGATAAACCCAGATTTCATCTCACCGGCTGCTTCTCCGACTTGAGTCATCCTCTCATGAATTCGCTCAAGCAGAGAATGAAACAATTCGAAATTGGCGGATTCAAATTTTTCTTTGATCTTGTTCTTCAGTGTGGATAAAGCTGTCATAATTGTCTGTATGACCGTAGCGATACCCTCACCAACTTTCTGGAATGCTCCGCTGGTTTTGATAAACTCATCAAACGCAACAATAGCGTCGCCAATCCCGCCAGTGAAACCAAGAATTCCATCTCCGAGTGTTCCAAACCCGCCAAACAACGGTTTAATTGCCGTAAATATAGCAGAAAAGGCTTGTTTAACGATGTCCAAGATCGCAAAAAAGCCTTTGAAAGTGGATTTTAGATTAGCTGAAGCTGTATCACTGAGCTTCAAATTTGCTGTGAATTTTCGCAAATTCTCAGTAATATCATAAAGCTGCTGGGCTGTGGTGGGAGGAAATATCTCACGGAATGCCTCATAGATCGGTTTGATAACACTCTGAACGCCTTCAAAAGCATTTTTAAATGCCTCAATCAGTTTGGTTCTTCCGCCAAGATCTTTCCACCCTTGCAACATCTTATTGCGAGCATCTGCTTGGGCATCGATAAATCCACCGATAACCTGACGGAGTCCAGTCCAAAGTTCTTTGGCTTCCTCAAAATCACCAAACAGGATTTCCCATGTATTTGCCCATCCGGAACCTACGTCTTCCTTGAGAGTATCTATCAACTGAGTGAATGTCTTAACATCCTGTGCAGCAGCAAATGCTTTCGCACCAATTTCAGTTGTTTCATCGGCGTAATTACGAAGCGTGCCGACAAGAGCTTCCGTGGTCATCCACTGATCCTGCAAAGAATCATTGAAGCCATGTGTAGCATCGATGACATTACCCTTAACCGTTTTATACATGCCGTCGGCAGTTTTAGTCAAGGTGCCACAGGCAACAGCCGACTCAAGAAGCTGAGTCTTAAATTCAACGGTCGCCATATTAGCATACTCAATTGACTTCCAGTCGAGCTGCTTGACATAACCGGCAGACAGTGCCTGCGCAAAGTTATACATGGCGCGGGATGCCTCATTAGCATTGGCTCCGGAAACGGCAGCAACATTCGACACACCCTGAATAGCCATTACTGCATCCTCAAGACCGACACCAGCATTGGTAAATTTACCGATGTTGGAAGTCATATCCTGGAAGGAGTAAATGGTCTTATCCGAGTAAGTGTTCAATTCCTGAAGATACTTATTAACTTCTTCAAGAGAGGCGCCGGTACTCATCATGATGGTCTGAATTGACCCCATCTTCAGCTCGTATTCCTCAAAACCCTGACTAATGGGTTCAATTGTCAAGGAACGGAGCATCTGTTTACCGGTGTTTACAACTGAGTTGGTGATGTTTGCAAGGGCGGTTACAGCCATGATCTCCAATGCCGAGAATCGAGTCTTTACTGTTTCAACCGCAGAGCCAAGCCCCGACATATCGACTTTCTTAGCAGCGCTGTCAATGCTCTCAAGACCTTTTGTAGCGCCATCCATATCCAAACTTTTCTTTAATTTTTCAATGGTGGACAAACTGGTTTGAACATTGCTCTCAAACTGCTTATTGTCAAACCGCATTTCTACGACTCTTTCGTCGATTGTTTTACTCATAGTTTCGTAACCTCCTTCCATGCTTCATTTGCGATTTTATCAAAAATAGGCTGGATAGCAGGATTGATGTAATCTCGACCCTGTACCCAGCCTCCGTTACGGGTTCCATGACCATATTGCAGAATGATCGCAATTGGAACCCCATTTTGAATATTTGAGTTGTAAAAAGTGATCTTTGCAGATCCATTTCGGTTTACGATTTCGTAATACCATGAACTGGCGGTCAAACCGGAATCGACAGGCGTTGCAGACGCAAGAGCAGCGACCCCTTCTCGGCCATACTTGTCGAGGTCTCCGAGATGGATCACTTCCTTTGCCCTCTCCAAAAAGCGTGTAACTTTAGAGAAGTCTCCCTTGTGACTGAACCTTATCATTCACAGACCTCCTTATTTAAGAAGCTGATTCACCCGATTCTGTATTACGGAAGGATCGTAACCAGCTGCCTTCAGACGATTAGTCCTGTCCACACCGTTACCCCACAGACCCTGAATTACTTCACGGGCAATCTGGTCAGTGCTTTTCTTCGCAGAAGATACAGAGACTGCCGTCCCGCTTTTGGTTGTTACATAGGTGTCAAAGCCAGCAGCTTTCAGCTTTGCAGCCATAGCGTCAGCATTTGCTTTCTTACTGAATGCGCCGACCTGAATCTTGTAAAGGTTATCGACCTTAACCATGTAAGTATCAAAACCGGCAGCTTTCACTTTCTGAAGCATTGCGTCGGCATTCGCCTTGTTGCTGAAAGCTCCTGTCTGCACCCGATAAAGTATCTGATTATCGGCAGGCTTCTCAGTTCCGCCAGCAGAGCCCCCAAGCTTCGCTGTAACTTTGGATGCAAGATCACCCATTCGAGCATACATCCAGTCACCAGGACAACTCTTGTTGGCAAACCAACGATGTACGGTCAGAACCATTTCATTGGAAGCCGGCTCGTAGTTCAGAGTCTTTGTTTTATCACCGAGCCAAAGCAGCTTGGTTTTGCCATAGCGTTTGCAAATGTCCACACAAAGCTCGATCAGCTTGGCATATACGGTGTCATTGAACGCGTAAGGATGCGTAGCATCGCTGGCACACTCAATCGTAATCGCACGCTGGTCATTTGCATTAGAGGAAGAACACCAGGAACGGTTCTTTTCTTCCACATACATGCCCACTCGACCATCCACGCCGATACCATACTGACAGGAAGCCTGTCTGGAAGTCGGGGCAAAAATATTACCCAAAGTCTCTACAGAGCACTGACCAACCACACAATGAGGCGTGATACGGTCGACGACATGGGTTCTCTGCCCGGAATGATTAGGGCTTAACTTGGTATAAGATACCAAAGGGCTGTTACTCATTTTTCGTTTCCTCCTTCACGCTCTGAATCTGTTTCAGCATCTGAATAACCTTGTCATAACCAACTGTAGAGATCAGGAAGCCCAGATACATCAGAACGACGATCTCAACCCCAATCTTCATAGTAAAGACCGTGTCAGTCATAATAAGGTAAATCACGCTAACAGCACAGGCGATCAGGACGGACAAAACTGCCGCAAGAACATTAGAAGAATACTTGACCTTCGTTCCGTCAAGCAGCTTCTTAATGCCCTCCACTGTCAGATTCGTGATAACGGATACGATTAACAGTGCTGTAGTCAAAAAACTGATAGGCATAACTAAACCTCCTCATAGTTCGTATTTTCTTCCAGTTCACTTTCCTGCTTGAGCCGTTCTTCACGCCTTTCGAAGAATGTTTCGAAAAGGGCTTTGAAGAAGTAGCCAAGCATAACTCCGACAACGGTCGACGCTATTGTGCTGGAAAGTGATTCTGCAATTTGTACTTGTCCCATAAACGCAAGCACATAAGACAGTTGCAAATCAATCAGTGAAACCATCAGAATGATTGCTACTGCTTTTTTGGTAAAAGTTTTAAGCCAGTTATTGTAAGGCTGCTTTTTATGGCAAACTCGCCTTAACATGCATTTTCGGCAGCGTCTGTTCATTCAATCACCCCTTGGAGCCAAAGCGTTTTCGATTGGCAGCGTTGATAGCTGCGTTCCGATTCCACATTTCACGCTTACTTCTTCGCTTAGGCGGAGAGTTCTTGACATTACATACCCGTATGAGGGTCAGCAGTCTGTTCAAATGCCATTTTTGAAACTCCACAGGTATGTTATAAGAAATCATCCAGTAGTAAATAAGCTCAGATGTAACCGTTTCTTTATTACCTCTTGTCTGCTTATCCTCGATAAGGCAAGTAGCAGTCATAGGTGCTTCGATGTACGCATTGATGGCGGCGTAGTTTTCAGCAGACAGCCGAGTATATACTTCGGGATCGACATTTTGGGTTAAGGTCATACATCGTACATAATCAAGAATTTCCTCATCGGTTTTTTCTTGTTTTCCGAGAAATGCCTTATTCCATTTGCTTTCCCATTTTGAAAGAGAGACTAAGGAATGCTCCAACTGCAAAGCCTGCTCTTTCTTGTAGACAAATTCTTCATGAATTTCATCCCAAAACTCGGCAGCCGGCACAGTAATTTTCAGCATTCCTTAGTCCTCCGAGCTTTCTTTAATTAGATGCGATGGGCGCAGCCTGCTTATTGCCGTTGGCACGCATCACACGGTTGACAAATTCGGATGCAGCGCCGGCATCGGTGACAAGCTTCTCAAACAGGACCTCATAAGCGGGAGTTTCCATAAAGCCTCTGGAAATTTCCTCGGACTTCATGAAGCGTCTGCCATCATCGCTCTTCTCGCCATAGGCGGTCTTAATAAAGTTCTCGAAGAACTCCATAATAAGCGCCCCATTCGGACTGGCAGCGATACTCTTGAGCTGAACATCGTAGCCACCCTTGGCACTCGCCTGCATCTTTACGATTTCAGGCTTGGACAGGTCGAAGTAGAAATCTTCGGTTCTCTGAATGCCATTCAGATCGGTATAAGTGATAGTTTCCTTAGTCATTGAATTTTTCTCCTTTCAAATTAAAAAAGTAGGAGCCGCCAGCTTACCTGAATACGGCTCCATAATTTTTACATATTAGCCCTGAGGATTCAGAGTCTTATCGAACAGTTCGATAATCTCATCGGGCAGAGGCAGACGAGGCTCGACACCATCGTTGCCGCCATCGGTGGTCGGGTCCTTACCGTACAGGATCTCTTCCAGCTGAGTCATGAACTCGGCACTAAACTTAGTGGAGTCAAAGGTCAGCGTGGCGGTCGGCTTCAGCTTCTTACCGTTGACCAGCTTGTTGATAGAGACAGGCGTGGTGCTGATTTCCCAGGACAGAGTAGCCGCCTCAGGACTGTCGTTGACAGTGCTGTAACCCTTTTCAGAAGGCGCTGCCAAACAACCATAAACCAGATGCAGCTTATAACCGTAATCGTTCAGATCGGTATCGTTACCCAGAATGGTACGATATGCCAAGCCGAAAGTCTTACGGGACTGCTGACCGGCGTACATACCGGGCATGATCTCAACGGAACCATCACACTCGGCAAACTCGTCAGGATACATATACGCCTCGACGGTAGCACCGAATTCTTCGTTTGAAACCAGGTTGACATACTTGATGTTGTCAGCGTAAATCGGGGAAGCCTCGGCCCCGGAAGGACTCTCGGTAACGGCAGTCAGACCATTCCATGCGACGCCCTTGTTATAAACGCCGCCGGTCTGCATCGGATAGAGAACGCCATGGTCACAGCCGGTTTCGTACAGGCGCTCGCCAGTTTTATCCCAAATGATTTTGGACATAAAGATATTCCTCCTTATCAGAAATATAGCGAGAAATTCCAGTGATTCAGATTCTCGCTTGCATAATATCGTTCAAATCGGCAGGTAGGTATAGAAACCACCTTACCGACAAGCTCACTATCCGGGTCAGAGTCAATAACAGTGACTGAATAGTGCCTGTGAGATGAATAAACCCCGTTATCGGCGTGCACATTTTCGATATCATCAAGTGCATAAACGATAGCGGGGTATTTCATTTTTACCGACTCAGGAGGTTGAAAATACACATTTCTGCTTTCAAGGATTTTTTCCAGGAAAGTTTGCAGATTAAGCCTGCTCGCCATTGTATACACCTCCCATAGTCAGTATAAGTCTTGGGTACTGAACTTCGACACTTGTGACTTTCCATTTAGCACCCATAAACTCAACATACCTCATCGAATGAAAATTCTCATTGGCAAATGGATCGGCTACGATACTGATCTCATTCGCAACATTGATGTTGTCGTTGAGTTGTTCCGCAGACTGAAGCCTACGGGTGTTACGGGTTAAATCACCATAGTACATACGCTCGATGATCTTCTCCGTCCAAACACCCGGCTTAGTCTCTTCCGTTACAGCATAGCCGATTACTCCATAAAATTTAGCCATTTTGAATTTTCACTCCTCGCTGAATTTAGCCACCAATATTGGCAGTGACATCCTCTTCCAGAGCGATAGCAGACATGACACGAGTGTTGGCGCCGGAGCAACGAGTCTCCAACAGGCTCTTCTCCTGGTTGAAGTCGATATCGAAATCGGTGAAGTGAGTGATTTCGCCGCCCTTGGTAGCGCCCAGAGAATAATCAGCCAAGTTGACCATCAGACCCAGAAGCTTCTTGGTCTTGCTGTCCGTGGTAGTACGAGTCTTACCCTCGAACTGTTCGACGGTGATGATCTGTCCAACATTCAAAGCCGCAGCCAGATCGCTGACCTTGTCATAAATGCGGCGTCCATTCAGGTCACGGGCAAGCAGCATGACATTGACCAGATGAGGTGTGCAGTAGAAGTCGGGAGTGCCGGAACCCTTATACTTCTCACGAGCATACAGCAGAGACTGAATCACGGCTTCTGCATAAATGTAATTCTCGCCGAAATTAGCGGAAGTGTTGGTACCCTGAAGCGTGCTATTCATGCCGGCAATGTCGACATCAGCATGAATGGTGTACAGCTCGTCATCCAGCCAAATCGGGCGGATCTTATCCTCAGCGATCTTACCATCAGCACCGACCTCACGACCGTCACCGATCATGATAGCCGTAGCCAGTTCCTCGTTCAGATTCATACGGTCAATACCATACAGGTACTGCACCACATCGAAGTCCTGAATATCGATGATGTCATCACGGTCAAGCTTACTCTTTACATACACGGTCTGAGGATCAGTCGTTCTGTGGAGCAGCTGAATGTTGCCGACATAACCCTTCTGGGCACCCTTCTTGTAACCCTTAGCACGAAGAGCCTCAATGTTACGCAGGTCAGCCTGACGAGTACGGATACGGGAAATAGGGCTCTTGTGAACCTTCTTCAGAACCTCATTCACCCAACCCTGGTCAGTGGTAAGCAGTTCAGGAGCACCGGGACGGACATCCTTGTACTCAGGGAACAGGGTTTCAATACCGTCGATACCATGAGCCAGAACACTGTCAGGATTCTGCTCTGCATAAATGTCCATAGCAGTACGGAGACTGCCGACGCTGTTGGACTTGGCCATAGAAATGATGCTTGCCTGGTCAGCATGAGACAGAACCTCGGTCTTCTTCTGCTGATCGTTGTCAAAGACATTGTGTTTCATTGTGTTATCCTCCTTATTGGATTCAGATTTGTTGTCGGAATCATCCTTGGATTCCTTTTCGGGTTCGCCTTCGAGAGCCTGTGCGATAAGTGCATACATGACATTCTGCTGCTTCTCAGACATGGAATCGATCACATCAGCAATCGTCTCCTCGTTGTCCTTCTTCTCTTCCTTGTTTTCAGCAGACTTGTCCTCTTTGGAATCCTTCTTCTTTTCCTCGTCTTCCGGATCATCCTTAGATTCCGCAGAATGAGAAAGACAGAGAGGCATTCCGGTATAGATGATAGCCTCATCATCGGACATTTCGCCGTGCTTCAGCATAGAGTCGATAAACGCACCAGGATTAGCACCCTTATGCACCAGGCTCACCTCGCAAATACAGCCATGCAGCACATCAGGACCAGCCTGCTGAAGCTGATTGGCGTAAATGGACAGAGCACAGATGTCACCGTGCTTGATAAGGACTTTCGCAATTTCACCATCAGCGGTGTCATTGAGAAAGCCATAGGTGTAAACACCTTCCTCACGGTTCTCAAGCCATGCATGACCGAGAACATCACGAGGACTGTTGTGCTGATGATTCCAGACCAGCGGGACTTTAATACCGTCGTTATTCTTAAAGGCGTCCCGACGAATTACTCGTCCATCAGAACACTTAAGGTCGTTTCGGGTTGCCCAGCCGCTGAAATCACAAGCCTCAACCGAAAAAGGTCTACTCATTTTGAATTTCCTCCTTACTTTTTCGATTTTTGCTTAGAGATTTTGTCGTCCAAATCACTTGCTGAGTCTCCAACTGAATCAACTTCGGCAATAGGCATTTCTTCCGACTGCTGATTGGAACCGGACGGCGCACTCAGGTTCTTATTTCTGAGTTCATCTGCTCTCGGGTCCTCGGAGGGGTTCATACCGACTACCTGACGAATTTCATTCGAAGTCATGATTTCATTTCTTGTAAACTTGTCAGCAATTTCAGCAATGTCATTGACAGGAACCAGTTTGAACGGGTCTCTAAAGAATGAAATTGACTGGTGTTGTGATCGGGCAGTTTTGGTCAGAAACTTTCGTTTCATCTCATCAACAATAGCGGAAATGATCGGCTCGATTGTCCGGTTGTTATAGTTCAGCATTGTCTTCTCGTCCGCTGTTCCATCCAAAATGCTCTGAGTGATCCCCAACTGGCTGTATAGCATACTCGTCAAGTATTCAATCTGGGACATTAGGTTGTTGTTCACGGAACGATTCAACTGTGTGATATGCTCAGTACCATCAGTATAAGCGATACCATACTTTGAACCTGACAACTGGTTTTCTATATCTTTACGCCGATTTTCGGCCTGTTGACGCCTTGCTTCTGTCTTGATTACATAAGGAAGCTGAATAATCAAATCGAGTTTTCCAGATCCGCTTTGCTCATCAATGACATCAAGTAGGTTAAGTTTACGAATGAGCCGCTGCATAGTTGAGTTCGGCTCATTGATAACTGCGTACAGCGGATTCTCAATGATAGCCACTGCACTTTTCGGCACCACAATATCTTCTTTTCTGCCCGTTTGTTCATTGTACACACGAGCACGAATATACTGAGGATACCAGTCTAAAATCTGTCCGACACGCAGAGACTGTATATCATACGAACCGGACACATTTGGGTCAGTCATGGTGTCGACCGGAACAATAGCCACGCTTCCTTCATCAAACATAGAGATAACTACATCCTGAACGAACGACCGTGCCGTCTGATCGACATTCGCTTCCAAAGTGAGGCAATTATTCAATCCGTCATCGATGACCGAAAGAAAACGCCCATTTTCATCCAACCGAACATGCTGAACATTCAGGGCCGCAACATCAAGCGCAATTCGGTTATAAACCGATGTGACGATTGATCTTTCATTGCCTCTGGACATTCTTGGTCTGTCAGCTCGGTATGAGTAGCTCATACCTAAATCCCGGTAATTCGTTTGAATATTACCAGTAAACGCATTCCAAGCATGTTTCAGTCTGGAGCCAAAAGACATCTCCATTTTGAATCATCACCTCCTTAAACCATATCAACATTTTTCTTCTTATAGGCAACTCGACCGGAAGCCCAGATACCATTCTTCAGCTGCTGCATATCATAGCCTCTGTCAGCCAGAGCCATATGCACGCCGACTTCACCTCGTTTTGCAACGAATTGAACGACACGCCCTGAAGGTGCGGTAACATTCTTGACGGACTCATTCATCAGTTCAGCCATCTTCCGATTATAGGAATTGATAGCCGAAGAACTGATTTTACCTTTCGATGTCACAGAGGAAGGATTTTTCAATAGTTGATTGGCATACTGATCGAGTTCTTTGGAAACATCTTTGCGGGCTTTAGATACAATTTTGTCGTGGTTTTTATGAGCCCACTTTGCGTCTTTCTTTTCCAAACGCTTTTGACCTGCGGCGGTCAAAGTTCCGTCTTTGTTCTGGAAACGGCGAACGCCCCATTTCTGACCGAGAATACCATGATGATACATCTCATCCAACTTGACCACCTCCTTATTCAAATGCGTCTCGATTGAGTTTATAAGCAATATAAGCATCCATCATTGCCGCAACAGCATCGATTTTCTGCTCGTATCGCTTCTTCAAAAGTTTACGGTTTCCATTTGTATCTTCAAGAGTAATGCAGTTACCCATAGCGAAGGTCATAAGGTCCTCATCGAAGATAAGCATTCTTTCTTCAGAAAGCTTTTTCAGTTCTCCAAGTGGAACCGACTCAGTTTTAGCGCCTTGGATAACTTTCTCTATTCCAAACGGACCGTTTTCAGATTCCCATCTCGCCACAAATTCTTTTGCGTTATAAGGGTCAAACCCAAGACATCGAACATCATATCCGCACTCCTGAATATGGTTATCCAAATCTTCATAGACATCCATCATATTAAGTACAGCACCCTCTAAAACAATTAAACTGCCCTCCGCCATGAATTGATCGTATTTGATCCTCATAGCAGCAGGCAGCTTCATTAAAGTTGTAGAGGTAATATAGTTTCGTGTCTTGATACCAAAGGAACCATTTGGCAGAGGAAACAAGAATGTAAATGCGCAGAAGTCATCGCCCTGCGATAAGTCTGCACCGAGAGAACAAGGCATCTGCCAGTAGTCCCTCTTTCGATGCGGAAGAGTTTCTTCATAAGTGAAGTAATAGGTGTAGCCCTCCATAGGCAGCCCAAATCTCTTTGCAAGAATATCGTTTCGGGCAGCTGGAGCTTTTTCAGCTCGTTCAACATCAAGCTGATAAGTTTCATAGCTTACAGTTTTTCCGAGATTCGGATTAGCCTTGAGCCACATTTCCGGGTCTCCGACTTCATCAATGGAATCAAGCTTATACCACCAAATGGAAACATGGGGATTGATGTAGTCACCCTTAAGGATGTCCATCAACTCCATTTTGATAGTGTCGCCGCTTCCGTTACGAACCGTACCTTCCGAGCTGATTGCAACGATGATGTAGTCATTAACCTTGGATGCACCCTGTTCAATTGCACCGATAACGTCCTCTCTAATGTCACCGGAAAGCCACTCATCAACGGTTGCAACCTTGATTTGTAGACCCTGGAGTTTATTGATGCTCATTGGTCTGACCTCAAGAAGAGAACCCGTAAGGAAGTTTTCAACGCCCTTTTTTGTAGAGGCTAACTTTGTGCGATTCGCTTTGGAACCAGTTGTGTTTTGTAAAGAGCCTTCTGTCAAGAACTGAAACAGCGGTCCTCTCGAACGAGTGATAGCGGTGCGAAGAGGGGACATGACCTCCTCCGCTTGCTTCATTGTGGGGGCGGTGGTGATCTGATGAGTAGTAGAGGTATCAACATTCAGAAAGTAACCCTGCAAGGTTGAGCCGTACATTGATTTAGCGGCTCCTCGTGCAACGATCAAATACTGTTTGTTAATCAGCCTTTTTTTCACATTCTTGCGAACATAGTGCCCACCGTGACCATCTGGATTCGGTTGATACACGCTTCGCTCAACAAAATAGTACCAACCAAAGATCTGTTCACCCCAAAGTTTGAAGCTATCCAATAAGCTGAGGTCAGAGCCATCTGTTAGAGTAAGTTCGGACTCACAATAAGCGATCCATCCCTCAACAGCTTGGTCATCATAGTACACACCCGGATTAGCGATGAGATCATCGATACGGTTCATTTCCATAGAGATCTCTTTGCAGACTGGGATTTCCCCTCGAATCACGGCATCACGAAACATGCCATAATACTTGGGAACGGCAGTGTTTGATAATGCCATAAGTACCTCCTTAGCCAGCTTTCTTAGCCATACCGTTTACAATTTCTTTGATCTTGCCGTAGTTATTGTAAATGGTTAAGGCGGTCGAAGTAGCGGTTGCAATTGTTCCGGAAACTTTCAGAGTTTTTGATACATATTCCTTTCCACGATTCACATCAGTCGAAGACAATTGACTGTACTGTTTCTCCATCTGAAGACGATTCAGTCGGTTACGAAGCTCTACGTCACTCATGGACTTAACGCTCTTACTGTTATAAGCTTTAGCATAGTCCTCATGAGCAGGAGCATCAGAGTTAGAAGAACTTTCTCTTTTCTTTCCGTTTACAATTTCTTTGATCTTGCCGTAGTTATTGTAAATGGTTAAGGCGGTCGAAG